GAGCGTTTCCGCTTTGCTCTCCCCATAGTAAAGGAACGGGTTTCTCTCCATCTCTTCACCGAGGAGAGCAGAGCGTTTCCGCTTTGCTCTCCCCATAGTAAAGGAACGGGTTTCTCTCCATCTATCGCCAAAGCAGAGAATCGAATCCCCCGATAAACTGCCGGAGCCCGTCGACCTTGCACCAGATTGCCTTCGGAGTGAATACGCGTATGCCATCCTTGAATACATATCCGTCTTGCCCCATGTCCGCCGGGCAATTGTCGACCGCTGCGATTGCGTAGGATTCGGCAAGGTTCAACGTCGCAAGATGCTTCACAGCATCCCGGCGAACGTATCCGTTGCCCCGTGACACTATGTCGGCGATGCGTGCGCGGATAGCGTCGCAGTGCGACTTGATGAAAATCGCGTTCAATGCGCCGTCTTGTTCCGGGTCGTCCGTGAACGCGTTGAAGAAACTAGGTTCCGTCAACACCTCCAACGTAGCCATACGGCTGATACGCCGGTCACATGCCCGAAGTGCCTCGCGATAGAGGAAACGGGTGATCGCCGGGAGACGAAACCCCATCGCGAATTTCGCCATGAGGTCTGCCGTCTTGTCCGGGAAACGTATCATGATTTTCATTATGCCTTCACCGATAGCGGACTCCGCTTCGATGACCAACTCTTCTTTCATGTATTCAATATCCCGCTTCGACGAGGCGAGTTTTTTCTCTGCGACGTTCACTGACATTGCCCGAACCTTAGTGCGGTACGAGTGGATACTGTATTGGTATTTGTCATTACGTTCGAACGACGCCTGCCCTACCTCATGGAGTGGGTTGACGTAGTGAAGGACCTTGGTCGTCTTGTCGTCCTTGGCTTTCGCCTTCGCCATTGCTTCCGGAACGAGGTGACGGGCATTCGCTGCAACCAACGTCTGGATACGTTTGACCGTCTTCTGCTCCTGCTCCTGCGCTGCCCGGGTCGCGTTCCGCTTCTCCGCTGCCCGTGCGTTGGCTTCTGTATTGTCTACCAGACTACGCGTCGCCTCATAGTGGGCTTGAGCCTCTGCCCGCAAGCGGGCAACCTTGGCAATGCTTTGCTTGCGTGGCGTCGCAAGCGGAGCGAATGGGGACGGGCGCTCTGTGGTGGGCTGTTGAATACGGTTGAAAACTGCTGCCGATTTCGCGATCGCACCGTAACGCGCCAAGCGCGCTTGCTCCATTGCCTTCTCCGCGTCGCCTAACTTCGCGACGTGTTTTTTGTGTCGACGCTTTGCCGTCTCCACGTCCTTCCGCTCCACCCCGTGCGTATTGGTAATAAACCTACGCTGTGCCCGGGTTGACGCTGCGTCGTCAACCATTGCGCGAGTCTCCCGGCTCTCCATGGAGACAACTGCGTTGACGCGCTTTTCTGCCGGGATGGTTTCGACGGGAGTCATCTGCCGTACTGCTCGCGCTTTCGTCTCCGCATCCATCGCAGGCTCTACAGCCAACGTATTGATAGCGCCGATACTAGAGGCCAGCATTAGTTCGGCGTGCGCCTTCGCGTTTGCCGTACGGTATTTCTTTGCCCGTGACTTTGCGGCGACGCTCTCCGCTTGCTCTGCCGTCATTAGGTACGCGGGTTTCTTTTTGGTATTCATAGATGCCTTACTGGTAGTTGACTTTGCGTTGCTGAGGGAAAGGGAAACGCGGACGCGTTTCCCGGCTTGCTTGCTTGGCTTGGCTTGCGCCGTTTCGTTTGTGTTCATATTTCCGCTACGGGTAGTTGTAGATACAATACTATCGGACAGGAGATTGCCTTGGCTCTCTCCGGCTTGCTTGGCTTGACGTGTTTTATTGTTATTCATTTGCTTTCCCTTATCGGGAATCACTAGTTTACACGAGAACTCAGCAACGGTCAACAGGTCTAAGTCGTTGATAGACATAGATATGCATAAGTAAACGTACGAAATAACACGTGCAAAAGCGGGTTTTGGCCCCTGTTATACCGTGGCGTTTTCCCCGTGGCGTTCTCCGGTTGACGCTCGGCTGACAGGCATGAACCTGCCACGGAAGCCGGGGCCGATCCCTCGGTACGCCAAGAACCAGACCGACCTCGGCCAGTACCTGATCCCGCCGCGTGAGCGGAAGATCATTCAACGCGCCATGAAGCTGGAGGGGAACCCCGGGCGGAGCCCGTGCAACCAGTACGAGATCGGCCCGTGGCAACTATTCATCAACAAACACTTCGCGTCGCGTTCCACGCCCCTCGACAAGCTCCCGGACAAGGTGGAGCTGGAGATGGAGCGTCTGCGCCTCCAAAACGAGAAGCTCCGGTTCGAGCTCTCGGTGAAGCAGAAGGATTTCAGCAGCAACTCGGACATCAAGCTGTGGGTCGGGCAGCTCGTCATGCAGGCGAAGCGGGTTCTCCTCGCGATCCCCGGCAAACTCGCTCCGCAGATCCTCGGTCTCGCCACCGAGGCGGAGGTCGAGGCCCGCCTGAAGATGGAGATCAACGCGGCTCTCTCGATCCTGACCTCGCGGCCCCTGCTGGAGGGTGGGCCGGCGATCGAAGAGCCCGCTCCATCCGCACCGGAACCTGCGCCCGCTGCTTCTGAGCCCGCTGCCGTCGCCGAATGAACCCCGTCTTCGATGCCGCATCCGTCGCGTGGAAGCCGGCGGACATGCGCCCACCGTGGCAGTGGGCAGAGGAGAACTATACCGTACCTGTCTCCTCGATCCCAGGACCGTGGCGTTCTGAGAACTCCCCATGGGTCTGCCAGCCGATGGAGGATTTCGCGAACAACGCCATCCGCCAGATCACGATCCTCTGCTCCGCGCAGTCCGCGAAGACGGAAACCATGCTCGTCCTCCTCTGCTGGATCATTGCAGAGGACCCGTCGCCGACGATGTGGGTCACCAGCTCCGACGAGGAGGCTCTCAAGTTCTGCAACGAGCGTCTGATGCCCGCCTTGAGGCTCTGTGAGCCCGTCCGGGCGCAGATCCCACTGGAGCGCACGCTCGCGAAGAGCCAGGAGATCCTGTTTCCGACCATGATGCTGGAGTGCGTCGGCGCGAACAGTAAGCCGAAGCTCCAAAGTCGCTCCCGCCGCTTCCTGTTGCTCGACGAAGTACGCAACTGGCCCGACTGGGCGCTCCCCATGGCGCTCAAGCGGGTGCGTACGTGGTGGAATAGCCGCGTGGTGATCCTCACCACCCCGGAGAAGGTTCACGATACGGTACATCTCCAGTTCTTGGAGGGCTCCCAGAACCACCGGCACGTCCCTTGCCTCGGTTGCGGTCGGAAAGCCCCGCTGCTTTTTGAGAATTTGAAGGCTGAGCACCCCGTCACCCGTGAATGCGTGCGGTGGAAGGATGTCCCGGGGGCCTTGGACGTTGACCACAAGTGGGATTTCAACGTTTTGGCCCCCGCGATCCGTTACGTGTGCCCGTCATGCGGTCATATGCACGCTGACAAGCCCCAGATCCGCCGGCGGATGGCTCTGGAGAGCGAATGGGTGTCGCACAACCCCAAGGCACCCGCCCATTTGGTCTCCTACACGTGGAACGCCCTCCTTCCGCCGTGGGTAAAGTGGCACCGACTCGTTGAAGAGTTCCTCCAAGCCCAGGCTGCCCTCGATTTTGGCAACTGGGAGCCCTTGAAGGCGTTCATCACCGAGTCTTTGGGCCTTCCGTGGGAGGACCGTTTGCGATTCGCGAAGACCGAAGGGTACATTGACGACCGGGTGACCGACTTCACGGCCCCCTTTGTCGAGCACCGCCGCTTTTTGTCGATCGACGTGCAGGGTAAGGGCGGTCGGCACTTCTATTGGAGCGTCAATGCCTTCGCCAAGGGTGGGGCGCATCGCGTGATTGCCTTCGGGAAGGCTTGGTCGGTCGAGGAACTGCGTGCGGTGATGACCGAACACAAGGTCGAAGCGACCAACGTCGCGATCGACAGCGGCCATTGGGCCGCCGAGGTCTACGGCTACATCATGGAGAGCGGAGTCCTGGGCAACGGGGACTATGCTTGGAAGGCCCTGAAGGGCGACAAGGCCACTCACTACCTCGTCGAAGGTATCCGGCAGCCCTTCACGTGGTCATGGGTCGACCCCTACATGGGTCAGAAGCAGCAGAACAAGGTCCGCCCGATCCGACAGGTACTTTTTTCGAAGTCCGCAATGCTCGACCGGGCCGAGGCCGCGATGCGCGGCATGGGTCCACCGCTGGAACTGCCTCTCGGGGCGGATATGCTCCATGAATACAAGATGCATCTCACTGCCTACGAGCGAACAGAGAAAGCCTCTCCCACCACCGGAGAGATCAAGGTTGAGTGGATCCAGAAGAGACCCGACGACCATTGGGGTTCCTGCTTCAGGATGGCCCTCGTGTGCGCGTACGCGACGGGCATCATGGACATCGCCACTTGACGCAACAGTTCTCAACAGTATTGCTGCCGATGTGCTACACGAAAACTCGCGAGAGTGCTCGGTAGGGTTTGATTACAACGAGGTCGATGAGGAGCCGGATACCTCTCAAGAGGAGCCCCTGTTCAGCCGAGCCGACATGTTGGAGTACGGTCGTCGACTCATCTCATTCATCCGGTCGCACGACCGAGCACGCCTGACTCTCGACTGCCTCTACCTCGCCATGGGCGACGCCGAGCTCGAACAGGTCACCATGACCCGCATCGCTTTCCTCCACGGGATCACCAAGGCCGCTGTTTCGAAGCGGGTGCGGGACCTCAGACATCACCTCCACTTCTCTATCAATGGAAACAACAAATCAGACCGAGCCCGTGACACTTACACCCGTACCAACCGAAGCCCCGTCTGCCTCGATAAACCTGCCCGACGGGTGTCTGGCGTCCCGGCGAGGGCTCACCCTGCCCGAAGGACTGCCGTACGATGAGTGGATGAAGGTCGGCACCAAGTTGTCGGCTCTCAACGGCTCGGTGATGTGGCTTCTGGGCGACTGGCTGGCCTATGGACACCGCGCCTACCAGAAGGAGAAATGGGGCGGTCGCGTCCCCAACGGTCTGTACGAGCGAATCAGCTTCGAAACCGGCTACTCACAGAGCACGCTGCGTAACGCCAAGTTCCTGTGCAGCCACTTGGAACCCGCCTGTCGACAGGAGAATCTGACCTTCACCCACGCGCAGGAGATTGTCGCTCTCGCGCCCAAGAACGAGATCAAGAAGTGGATCGACAAGGTCGTCACGGAGAAGCTCTCGGTGAAGGCCATGCGCGAGCAGCTCCGGCGCGAGAAGGCATCTTTCCAGCCCGAGTCGAACGACGACGGTACGACCTCTGTTCTGGAGACCACCCGCCAATTCGTCCGCGACTTTCTGGCCCAGTCGAACACCTTGAACCCGAGGCTGAGCTCGGAGTTGAAGCGGGTGCTCCTGCCGGTGATGGAGCGGCTGGGCTAGTTGACGGGATGCTCCTGGCATGGAGCAATGGCTGATCGCCTACGCGGCGTACACGGACTCGGACCTCGATTCTGAGATCACGTGGTTGCGCACGCAGATCCGTAACCCCTATGCCGCGCAAGCGGAAGGGAACCGGTCGTACCAACGCTCGACCGGGGAGTTCCGCGACCGTCTGGCCGCTGCGTCTCAGGTCAAGGAAAGCCGCGCTCAGGCGGTCACCCACCCCCGTCACGGCATCGCGGATTTCAGTCAGGTCCGAGTGCGCTGAGGTTGACTGCCTCGCATTCGCGTGGCTTCCAGCACTCCTCGACCATCGTTCTTCGACCGAGCTCTCGCTGCGGTTGCGCCCACCTTCGCGTTGGAGCGGGCGATCGCTCAGCACAAGTTGACCCTCTTCGGCTACGACGCAGCCAACCCCGGCACCGTCCGTGGCTCCTCCGGCGGCATGGCCAAGAACGCCGGTTCCGAGACCCCGCTGATGTCCCAGGATCGGCTGAAGCTGATTTGGGAAGCCCGGGATCTGGAGCGGAACATGCCCGTCATCCGCTGCCTTCTGGACCGGATGTCGCAGTACGTGTGTGGCTCTCTGCGGTATCAGGCCCGGACGGGCGATCCCCAGGTCGACAGCCTGTACGAGGCGTACTTCAACGAGTGGGCTGAGTACCACGCGGACATCACGCACCGACACAACTTGCGGATGCTGGTCGAGCTCGCGTTCCGGTCGATGCTCCGCGACGGCGACTTCGGCTTTGCCGGTCTCCTCGTGGGTGAGTGGTACTCCCTCCAGAGCATTGAATCAGACCGCATCGGTGACCCGAACAAGGTCTCGATGCAGAACCTTCCTGACTACGTTCAAGGCATCAAGATTGACGCGAACGGTGCCCCGATCTCCTACGACGTGTTCCGTCGGGAGAGGCAGGCGAGTCGGTACATCTTCGACAAGACGTTCAAAGCATCGGATTTCTTCTTCCTCAACAAGCCGCTGCGGACGGATGAGTACCGCTCCGTCTCGTGGCTGGCCCCGGTGGTCGCCCAGGCCCGCGACCTGTACGAGATGTTTGCCTTTGAGCGTGGCGCGGCCAAGTGGGCGGCGGCCATCGCCGGCGTCATCACGGTTTCGAACCCGCTCGACAAGAGCGGCCTCGGCAGCGCCGGAATGTGGGACGGCAAGCAGGCTGACGGCACGCCTTCCGAGACCGTCACGGGCAACAAACTGCTCCGGCTCAAACCCAACGAGAACGTCACGCCGTTCAACACGGGTGCCCGCCCGTCCGGTGCGTTCCAGCAGTACATCGAGACGGCGCTCCGGGACATTGCGATGGGCGTGAACGTCCCGTACGGCTTTTTCAACATGGCCCAGTTCGGCGGTGCGACCGTCCGACTGGAGGCGCAGCAATTGGACCGCACGTTCAAGCGGTATCAGGAGATCCTCGTCTCGAAGCTCCTTGAGCCGATCAAGAACAAGGTGATCAACATGGGGATCGCGACGAAGCGGATCCCGCCCACCCAGAATTGGACGGGGTGCAAATGGCAGTTCGGCCCCCGGCTCACCGCCGACACGGGCTACGACACCGACGCGAATCTCCAGCTCCTGGCTCACGGTCTCAAGACGGCGACGGAGATCGCCGGCGAGAACGGCGAGGACTACGAGGACGTGGTCGAGCAGTTGGTCAAGGAGGCGATCGTCCTCCGCGATGCCGCCCAAGGCCAAGGTATCCCGCTGGAAATGGTCGCTGCGTCACGTTTCCCCGACGCGACGAACCAGCTCGCCGCTGTGGCCCAGGCTTCGCAGCCGATCACCGCTCCGACCGCTGCCGAGATTGGTGATGGCGGTCTGAAGAATCTCGCGGAGCTCCTCCGCAACGTGGCCGCCGGTCTCCTTCCCCGCGAAGAGGTCGTGGCCCTCCTCGTGACGGTCTACCAATTCACCGAGGAGATCGCTCAGGCGATCGTGCCCGAGAAACAGGCTCTCGCGGTTGCCGCAGAACAGGCCCCGCCCGGAGGTGGCTTCGGGGGCGGAGGTGACAAGAAGGCTGAACCCAAGAAAGACGCACCATGAAGCAACCAAACCAAAGGGAAGAGAAACCGTCGCTGGGCCGCCGCATCATGCGGGTCGCTGCCCCGGCGGCGATCATCGGCGGCACGCTCGCGTACAAGCACTACACGCGTTCTGGCGTTCCCACGCAGTTGACCGATCCCGCGAAGCCCAAGCTGGGAGGTTCTCTGATCGGCTCACCTCGTAAGCCGCTGCACGCAGTTCAGCCCACGGGCAATCCCCGGTCCCGGCGTTGGTTGTCTGACGACCAGATCGCAGGCAGGGCACCGATCCAGAAGCCCGGTATTCTCCATGAGGGCTCCGGCCCGTCGGCGAATGCTCCTCTCTCGGACATCGCGAAGCGCACGTCGACGTCTGACGCACTGCTCAAGGAGGCTCAGATCAAGGCCCGACGCAACGCGAAGGCGCAGAAGACCGTGCAGGAGCGCCAGGCGATCAAAGATGCGAAGTACGCGGCAGACCAATTCGAGAAGGACAAGGCGTCGCTCACGAAGAGCGCCCCCGCCGCAACCGCTACAACCGCTACGCCCGCCCCCAAACCTGCGGCTGCGGTAGTCGCCCAGCCCCCGGTTCGCAAGGTCCTCCCCAACAACCCGCCCGCTGCGGCTGCACCCGCACCCGCTGCGGCGGTCGAGGCACCCAAGCCCGTCGCGCCCAAAGAGGATCTCGGTCCACCCCTCGATCCCGGCCATCCCAAGAACGTGAAGGCCCGGGAACGTCTGGCCAAGCAAGTCGCTCGGAGGAATGGGAAGTCCAAGAAAAAGGAGCCCGTCGTCATCGACGTGAACAAGCAGCAGGCAGAGAAGCTGAAGGCCCGCCGGAAGAACAAGGCACTTGCCCGGGCCAACGCCAAGATCGCCGAGATCAAGGGGAAGAAAGAGCTCGCCGCTCGTCTGCGGGCGATCCGCTTCAACCTCCCGAACGAAGACTTCAACAACATGATGGGCGTGTCCGACCGTCTCACCACGGCGTACCGCAAGGGTCGGCGCATCGTCCCGTGGATCAAGCGGGGCACCCAGGCTGCGGAAGACATCGGCGACGTTGCCTCGGGCAAGAAAGTGAAGGACCCGTTCTGGAAGAAGTCCTGGGCCAAGAGCGCGATGATCGGTGCCGCCATCGGTGCCCCGATCCTTGCTGCCCGTAAGATCAACAAGTGGCACCGGCAGGATCAAAAGTTTCCGAACTCGCTGTCGGACATGTCACCGAAGCTGGGTCGGGCGAAGGAGCATATCGTCAAGGCCGCTCGCGGCATCGACGAGAAGTGGATCAACGCGGGGCTCCGGAAAGGGAAGGCCCGTCAGCCAATCCTCACCTCTCCTGATGGTCCGTTCTTCGCTTCTAAGATCAAGAACCCGACCCTTCTCCAAGCGGTTCTGCGGACGGTGAACTTCCGCGCCGAACCCGAGAAGAAAAGCAGCACCGCCAAGCGGGTTGCCATCGGCGGCGCTGCGTTGGTTGGAGTTGGTGCGGGCACTGCCCTTGCGCTGCGCAAACCGAAGGTGCGCACCCAAGTCGGTCTCCTCCCGTTCAAGGGCTACAAGCTGCCTGCACGGGTTAAGGACGCTCGACTGCCCAAGGGGGTTGGTGCTGCGTACGCCAGTCCCGGGGCTTTCCACCGAAGCGGTCTATCCTCCAGCTCGGTCACGAAGGAATACGGTCCTCGTGCTATGCGGGGCGGAGTAATTTTCACGAACCCCGGGGACCCTAATTCTGAGTACAACAAAATCGCAGTGCCTCGCGGCTACGGGTCGATGAAGAACGTCCAACGTCGTGCGCTTCGCCACGAGCTCATCCACTCGATCCGAGCTCAGCGGCACGGAGACGCGCAGGCGATCGTCCCTCTCGTGCGGGAGGAAATCGCAGCCTACACGGGGTCGAACCGCTCACTCAAGGGGATGCCCGAAGGAGTCGGCGCGAAGATCTTTCGCGGGGCGGACATCGTGAACGGCACGATCGGGTCTACGCAGCACGGCATCAATCAAGGGATGAGGAAGCTCTTCAAGGGGAAGATCCGACCGACCCAGTTCGAATACGCTGACGCTCTCGACAAGGGTTGGGACCTCCGTGACGCCCGGGGCCGCTCTGCTCGGGTCTACGCTCCCGGTTCTCGCAAGCGGGTTCGCCGCGAGAAGAATTGGGATGAGAAGACCGACAACATCCGCCTCGTGCGGAACATCGCCATCGCGGGTGCTCTCGCGGGCGCGGGCGGGACTGCGTACTACCGCCATCGCTACAACAAGGCGCTGCCTCCGAAAATGGTCCCCAACGTCCCAGACACGGCCCATTTCCCTGTCCCTTACCGCAAGCTCCAGGCGAAGGTTCGAGCGCACCACTTTGAGACGCCCGCCATCCAGCGCATCACCAGTGCGATCGGGAACAACCTCCCGGAGCGTGAGCCCACGGCTCCCGAGCAGGCGTACGCGGCGATCCAGAAGTTGCCACCCCGAGCTCGTCGCGGGCTCCTCCGCTACCTCGGTGCTGGGACCCTTGCGGGTGCCGGCGTCGTAGGCGGCTTGGCTACGAAACGTCCGAAGACCGGAGCGTTGATCGGCGGTTTGGCCGCCGGGTTGACGCTCGGATAAGGTTTTATGCAGGTCATCATCGACGCACTGTTCGCCTTCTGCGCGGCCTTGGGAGCCCTGGTTCTCGTGGCGGTCTTCGGTTTCCTGATCGGGTGGAAGGTCATCCACCTCGTCGCCGGGGCACAGATCAAGCGCAAGGAGCGGCAGGCTGCGTTGACATCAAACGGCACTCTAAACTCACCCACAAACTGATCTCGATTTTATCATGAGCAATCACACCCTCACTCGCCTCACCGAGCTCCACGCCAAGACCGGAGCCGTTCTGGAGTTCGCCCAACGCCCGCAAGACGAAGAGTCCCACACGCTTCGCAACGCTGCCCTCGGGCTCGGCGGAGCTGCCGCCGCTTACGGCGCGGGCAGCTACATGCGGGGTCGCAACTGGCAGAAGAGCGTCACCGGTGCGGCGGATAACTCCCCGGCGGGGATCCTGGGAGCCCTGAAGACGGGTAACCGGATGAACGTGATCGCTGCCCGTGGCGCGATGGGTCGTGGCGTGGCCGGCGCGAAGAGCGGAGCTGCTCAGGGCATGGACGCCTTGAACAAGGGCAAAGCCGCTGCCGTCTCAAGCTACGGCAAGGCGAAGTCTGGTCTCGCCGCACTCTACCCCAAGATGCGGGCGAAGCTCGGTCTGCGGGCGAAGTAAGCTAACTCTCATTCCTCCCAAGGCCCCGTCACTGAGTTGACGGGGCTTTTTTATTGCAATGGCCCTCGATCCCCGAGTTCGCGACTCTGCCGGTCAGTTCTCCTCCCGCACCACGGTCACCCCGCAGGCGCTGCGGAAAGCGTGGGCTGCAAACCGAGGCGGACAGCGCGGCAAAGTCATCGTCCCCTCGACCAACACGCTGGCGAAGTTCAGCGACTCTCGGTCGCTGATGCACTTCGATGCGGTCCCCGGATGCTTCACCGCCGACAAGATCGACGACGTGAACGCGATCATCCGTGGCGTTTCCGTCATCACCTCTGGTCTGGTTGCCCGTGGGCACGACCTCGTGGTGGACGAGAAGACGCTCTCGCAGATGCAGGCGTGCGCCGAGTCCAAAGGCCAGGTCCCCGTGAAGGTGGACCACAAGAGCGGAGCCGGCGCAGTCTGCGGCTTCCTCGTAAATTTCCGGCAGGAACAAGGTAAACTCAAAGCCGATTGGCACCTCTTGGAATCACACCCACAGAAGGCGCAGATCCTCGAAGTCGCTCGCCGGATGCCCAATGGCGTCGGTCTGAGCGCGGCTTTCCTCGGTCCTGACAAACCGGAGACGACTGCGGATGGCCGAAAGGCCGCCCGCTGCGTCGACCTTATCTCCGTCGATTATGTAACCCTCCCTGCTGCAAATCCTGACGGAATGTTTGCGGCGAAAGTTGACACTAATTCACACGCAATGAACCCGGAAGAAATCCAAAACCTGATCGACGCCGCAGTCGCCAAAGCCGTTGCTCCTCTTCAGGAGCAGCTCGCCGCTACCCAAGCCCAACTCGAAGCCGCTCAAGGCGAGGACGAAGGTCCGTCGCTGGAGCAGCTCGCTAACATGAGCGACGAAGAGCTCGCTCAGCACGGTCTCACGCCCCAGGACATCCAGGATGCTCTGGACGGTCTCGAAGGTGGCGAGGAAGGCGAAGCCGAAGGTTCTGTCGACGGAACCGAAGGTGAAGGCGAAGCAGTCGGCGCGGGTGCCCCCGCCGGCGCAGCCGCCGGTGCGAGCACGGGTTTCAACACCCTCATCTCCCGCCAGCTCGTTCAGCTCTCCGCTGACCTGAAGAGCCTCAAGCAGGCCAAGGAAGACGAGAAGGCTGACACCCTCTTCGACGCGATCGAAGAGAACATCGCGATGCTCGCTCAGGAGAACGACCATCTCCGCAGCGCCCTCCGCTCGCACACGCAGCCCGCCACTCCTGGCGTGGACCGCAACGAGGTTCGTTTCTTCTCCGCGAAGAAAGACGAAGGCCGTTTTGAAAATCTCGTCCAGCTCGGCATCGAGCAGGACAAGCTCCCGAAGGCCAAGGCTTTCGAGGCTGCCCGCAAGTCCGACCCCGGCGCGTATCAGGATTATCTGGTACGTCTCGGTGTCATCAAGGCTGAGTAAGCCCTGAAGTACCTCAACACACTCAAACGAAGATACTACCATGGCTACTTTCACTGACTCGAACCACAAGAGCTACAACGCTTCTGAGGCAATCGGCGCGTACATCCGCGTCAAGAAAGACACGACCGAAGTCGCGATCGCTGGCGTCGCCGACGCATCGATCGGCGTCACGGTCGCCAACGCGGCGGTCGACGAACTGGTGACGGTTCGCTTCAAGAGCTCCACGGGCTCGGCCTTCTACAAGGCTTCGAAGGCGATCTCCATCAACGCTCCGGTCTACGGTGCGGCTGACGGCGAGGTCACCGACGCAGTTGGCGGCGAGTTCATCGGCTTCGCCGAGGAAGCTGCCACGGCGGACGGCGACATCATCGAGGTCCTCCACACCGGTTCGATTGTCCCGGCCCCGACGGTTGGTGCTGCCCAAGCGGTTTCGACGGACGAGGCGACGGTTGTCGCTCTCGCCAACTCGATCCGCACTGCGCTGATCGCGGTGGGCATCATCAAGGGCGCGGCCTAATCAGGCAGCAGTTTTCAACACCTCGCAACAGCACTAACAGAACTCACCTATGTATCTCAATTCTGACGCCCGAATCCGTCCCGAACTCAGCGCAGTTGTCGAGGACGCCGCCTACGCCGATCAATACTTCATCGGTCTCAAGGTGTTCCCGGTCTACAACTCCCCGAAGAAGACCGGCAACTACATGCGGATCACCTCCGCTGCCTCGGAGAGCATGAAGAAAAACATCACCGACCGTGCCCAGAAGGGTGCGTACGGTGAGGTCGACCGCACGTACGAGAAGGACACCTTCTCGTGCTCCGACCGAGGTCTTGAAGAGAAGCTCGATGACTCGGTGACCGCCGAGCTCTCTGACTTCTTCTCGACCGAGGCCGTGACCTCGAAGCTGCTCCTCCGGTCCATCATGATGGATCACGAGGTCCGCGTTGCCGCGAAGGTCATGAACACGTCGAACTTCGACGCGACCAACTCCACGGTTGCGTACACCGTTGCTCAGCTCGCCAACTTCGACTTCGCCCTGGACATCCAGAACGCGATCAAGAAGGTCAAGAAACGCGGCGAGATGCCCAACACGGTGGTCATGAACCGCGACGTGTACGATCGTATCCGTCTGTCGGACAAGTTCGCAAAGTTCCTGTTCGGTCCCCTCGGTGGCGGCCAGCAGATCACCGAGTCGATGCTCGGCGAGGCGTTCGGTATCCCGAACATCCTCGTCGCGGATGCGACGATCGACAGCTCGAAGAAAGGCCAGACGGCGGCCCCCGACTACATCTGGCCGAACACCTACATCTGGGTCGGCAATGTCCAGGGTGGCGACTTCAGCGCCGGTGGCGCGGGCCGCTCGATCCTCTGGACGGGCGACGCCAGCTCGATCTTCGTCACGGAGACCTACCGTGATGAGAAGCACCGCTCGGACGTCATTCGCGTTCGTACCCACACGGACGAGAAGGTTATCAGCACGCCCTCCGGCACGCTGATCACCACGCAATGGGCGTAAGTCACTTGGTTGGTTGATTTGGTTGTTCGGTTGTTTGGCAGGACGCTTGGCAGGTTGGTTTCACACTAGGCCCCGTCATTAAGTTGACGGGGCCTTTTCTTTGAACATGAGCTCCACCTCTTCTCCCGCTCCCGCCACTGCTGCCCCGAAGAAACCCCTCGTCAGTCTCCTCCGCGCACCGTCCGACCCACGTCGGCGTGCCGTCGTCGCCGCGATCATGAAGAAACGCGGGATGGCTACCAATTTCACCGCCCTCGACGAGTACCTCATCGAGTTCATGTCTCCGACGCTCAAGGCTCATTTCAATAGTCGCTCCAGACCGCTGAAGACCTCAGCGAAGTCTCCCGTCGCCTTGCGGCGGACGCCACACGATGAGATCCGCGTATCTCCTCGGGTCTCCGCACTGAGAGCGCAGGGTATGGGGCGGGCGCAGGCGGCAGCCAAAGCGGAGGACGTCGCCAACTACGTTCCCCGGAGCACCTCCTGGGATGGGCTTCCCCTCACGCGCAGGATGCGGAGGCAGGGGCACGTCAGCGATGCGCGGGGTGCCGCTGCGGATATGATCCGCCAGTGGCGCAAGAACGGGAAGCAGTTCTCCGCCCTCGATCAATATCTGGTTGAGCTCTCCGAAAAGACCGAAGAGCAGAGGCGCGAGAGCCGCCCGAAGGATTGGGCGAAGACCGGCGCGAAATGGGGCGCTGGGGTTGGGGCAGGACTCGGCGCTGTTCAGGGAGCCGCACTGAACGCCGGGTTTGGCGTCGGCGGACCTCAAGCTCTCGCAAACATCGCTGGCGCGGGCGTAGGTGGCGCGATCGGGACCGGTCTCCAAGGCGCGGGCATTGGCTACATCGCCGGTCGTATCAGCCGCTCCAATGAGCGCAAGCGGGCGATGGCCGCTCTGCGGAACAAGCAGCAACCCGCCAAGTGAGCGAGTTCTCGGACAACTTCGCCCTGTCCTGGGATACCTCTGTGCAGGTATTCGGGGACCAGTGCATCATCAACGGGGTCACGATCGACTGCGTGATCCACGGCTTTGAGTTGTCCGACAGTATCCAGAACGGTCGACCCGGTCGCACCACCTCGGCCAACGGTACGGTGATCATCAAGGACGCCAAGTGGATCGAGGTCGGCGGTCGCAAGGGCACGCAGGTTACGATCGGCACCACCACCTACCGGGTCCTCAACGATCCCTCCGCTGGCTACACCGCAGACACCGTCGAGCTCCAGCTCGGTCCTCTTGTATGAGCACCCCAGACATGTACGTCTCGCCGGCTCTCGCGATCGAGCGGGCGTTCGTCGAACTCCTTCAGCGGGACCCCGCCTTCTCGGCGCTCACGATCGTTGCCGCCTCTGACCGGGACGTTCGCGTTCCGCCGCTCCACTGCTTCGTGGTTTGCGACCGGGTGACGCCGCTCCTCCCGACGGGCATCATCTTCACCGCCAATGTCGCGGTGACGGTCGTGACGAACATGGACGACCACACGAACCCGCAGCGGGTGCAGTGGGCGGATCTCCTGGCCCAGGCCCTCTCCCGGCAGCCGCTGGAGTACGATTCAGCTCACGCCCACCTCAAGGGGTGGAACATCACCTCGGTCGGCGAGGTAAGCGACGGGCAGCAAACCGGCGACGCCATCCGCATGACCGTCGGTGCCGCAATCTGAAAGTTGACGAGACCCTCTTCCCAATATGGCAACGAACCAGACCCACCACGACATTCGCTACCTCCTCACCGCGCAGGTCGCGGCGATGGTTTCCGAGAAAGCTAACCTCGCCACCGCAGTTGCTCGGAACACCGCCCTCGGTGCTGTGTCAGTAGGTGACGGCGGAGCTGCCGCGACAGGGGAACTGGGCCTCGCAGCGGACGCGCTGGCTGAGCTGGTCGACCCAGCCGCTGGCGACACCGATTTCGACGACATCGACCCGGTGGTTGGCACCCTCCCCACGGCAGGCACGGTCGGCTCGCCGATCAACATCGGTATCGGCGGATCCAGCCCGACCTCGTTCACGGTGCTCGTGGCGAACCTCCTCCCGTTCCCGTTGGTCGAGCTCGACCCTGTCGGTGCGGGTTCGAACATCGACATCACCGCGTACTGCACGTTCTCGTGGGCCAAGACCTCCTTCACGGGGATCTCCGGGCTGAACGTCAGCGTGTGCACGGTCACGATCCGCAACGTCGGGGTCACGGTGGCGAGCGGCGAGTACACGCTCGTCTTCACGAATCCTCTCGACGCAGCGGCGTCCCCGGGCGTCTCCGCTCCCGCCTACTTCATCGCTGCGTAATGGCCCTGACCCGCAAAGGCACGGCGTACCAATTCGGCACCTCCGGGTTTACTTGCTCGGGGGTGACAGTCACGGGTGCGGGTGTCTCGGTCGAGGCCACGTTGAATACGGTCATCACGGGATCCGACGGGTTGGTGAAGACGCAGATTTTCGGGAACCCGAAGGCCACTCTCAGACTGAACGGGTACACCACCACCGGCACGCTGCCTGAGATCGGAGCGACCGCCACGGGCGGAGGAGAGACCGGTTCGGTCGTCTCCTCGGCCATCGAAGCGAGCAACGAAGACTTTCAACGCGTCAGCCTCACCGCCGAGGCGTACGCGTACTAGCAAATCCGGCGGTTGACAGATCCCCACCACCATCATGGCTCTCACTCGCAAAGGCGCAAACTACGCATTCGGCACCGCCGGCTTCTCTGTCTCGGGAATCGACTCGCTGACGTCCGTCTCGGCGGGTCAGGAGTACACCGTTAACGTGACCGCAAAGGACACGAACGGGGAAGTCGCCGCTCACCTCTACGGCAGCGAGAAGAAGAACTTCTCCGCTGAAGGCTACGTCACTGGCTCGGTTGCCCCGGTCGCCCTTGGTGGCGCGGCCACGGTTGCCGGCGTCTCTGGTGTCGTGATGAACTCCAGTGTCCAGGCCAGCAACGAAGACTTCGCGAAGGTCTCGGTCTCTGGCGAGGCTTACACCGGCATCTCGTACTCGTAATAGCCTGTGGCAGACGAGGTTCAATACTTCGTCCACGACACAAACTTCGTCGAGGCGTTCTCCAACGTCCCCCACCGGGTACTTGGGAAACGCCTCGATCCTTTTTGTCTGTGGCACCAGTTCAATCTGGAGGTCATGCAGAGCAAGGTCCTCCTCGGGGCTCCGCTTACGCATCTTGACGTCTGGCTCTTCGTCCGCGTCTGCACCAGCAAGTGGACGCCGGCCCATTACGTGCCGCAGATCAAGCCGCCCTCGGTGTTGGAGCTCCTGTGGCTCTCCAAGCGGTACGACCTCGCGAAGGAGGTCCGGAAGATCTCCGACTACTTGGTCGATTATTGCAGTCGCCCGAAGTTCTGGCCGAACAACCACGAGCAGAAGATGGGCAACGACAGGGACTTTGACGAGAATCTTGAGATCGCTCTCCACGTCGCCAAGGAGTCCTCACTGAGCTGGCGGGAGGTCTGGACCATGCCCCTCGGGATGCTCCACTGGACCAGCACCGGGTTGGCCAAACTGGCGGGTGCCAAGGTCGACATTTGGACGCCGGAGCACGAGGAAATGTTTCAGGCCCACAAGATCAAACGTGAGGCCAAGATTGACGCGGAGGGTAAGAAGATCGCCGAAGCCGAGGGCATCCCCTACGCGGACGCCCGAAAGAAAGCGAACGACGCTTACTGGGCCGAGGTGAACAACGCTTATGCCGCCGCCCGATCAAAACCCGAACACCGGTAATGGCCGGATCAGTGCCAACCTGGCCGCCCAAGCCCTTGGCCTTGCGCCCGTGGCTACCCAATTGGCCGCTGGAGCCAAGGCTACCGACGTCGCTGCGGAGACGCTGAAGAACGCCGCGCTGGATAAACTCATTGGACCGACAGCCCTTTTCGCGGGCGGTATGATCGGGGTCCTTAAGACCATTCGGTCGATCGTCAAGGAGTCCGGGATCCTCGAAAAGGGTCTCGCCCGAATTGGGCAGATGCAGCAGATCGAGGGGAAGTTTGAGACTCTCCTGAAGTCCGCCACGCTCGCGAAGCAGCGAATTAAAGAGCTGTACGCCTTCGCGGCGAACTCGCCGTTCAAGATGGGCGACGTGGCCGAGGCCAACCGGATGCTCCAGGCCCTCACGGCAGGCGCTCTGGCGTCCGCCAAGGGCATGAAGATGGTTGGGGATGCTGCCGCTGCCACCGGGCAGGATATGGCCAGCGTAGCCCAAGCGGTGGGCAAGGTATACAACGCATTGTCGTCGGGGCGGGCCTTGGACCGGACGATCTTCCAGCTCATGCAGACCGGCGTCGTCACCGACGAGCTGGCCGACAAGTTGGAAAGGCTTGAGGCCGCCGGCGCTGGATTTTCGGAGAAGTGGGGAGAGGTGGAGAAGCAGCTCAAGCGCACCGAGGGCGGGATGAAGAACGAGATGCGCTCGCTTCAGGCCCTCACCTCCCGGTTGGAGGAGGCGAGTGCGGTCATGGAGCAGGCGTTCAGCTCTGCGTTCGTTGAGGCCCAGGCCAAGGCGATCGAGACCTCCATCAAGGCTACGAAGAACCTGACCCCGGTGCTTCAGCAGATCGGTAACGACCTCGCACCGATCCTTCAGTTCAACAAGAGCCTCAAGGATTCGATCGTCGAAAGTACCCTCGCGACGAAAGGATTCGCCGAGGCGCTGTCGGTCATGTGGAGCATCGGCAAGGTTGCCTTTGCTGGGCTGGCTGCCGCTGGTGTCGGTAAGCTCCTGTCGACAGTAGGTCCCGGTGTGGCGAAGGTCGGCAACTTCGTCAGCGGTGTAGCGGGTAACGCCCGGACAGCGACCGCAGGGGCCGCCAGCGGAGCCGCCGCAGCCACGAAGTTCGGAGCCGCTGGCGCTGCGTTCGGATCGGATAAATTCGGCCTGGCCGCGTCTCTCGCGGCTGAGGCGGTTGCGCTGAAGGCTTCGTCGGTCGCCGCGAACGTCCACTCCACCGCGATGAGGACAGCAGCAACCTCGACGGGCCTGATGAAGGCGGCCTCGTATTCGGGGGCGCTTGGCGTTCAGGCTCTCGGAGCCGCGTTTGGCTTTCTCAAAAACGCCGCGCTGGGGGCCTTCAACATCTTCAAAGCGGGCGCGATCTCGATCGTCACCACGTTTATTACGGGTGCGCTCTCCGCCGCCGCTGCTGCGGGGGTCGCTTTCCTCGCATGGAAGAGGTCCGTCGAGGACACCACCACTGAGTATGAGACGCTCAGTAAGGCGATGGCGGATACCAATAAGAAGCTGATCGAGCAGGTACGTGCCGCCGACACGGTCGATAAGTGGACCCAATCAGTCAACGACCTGACCACCGCGATGGCTGCCGCCCGAGCGGAGTTGGATGCGATGAACGCCAAGGAGAGCGAGCGTGGTTTCTTTGGCCGGGTCGGGGACTTCTTCACAGGGAACAAGCGGGAGCGGGACCGGGGCCGCGAGGCGAAGGCGGAACAGGTTGGCAATCTCGCCAGCCTCCGCACGACGGCGATCAACCGGCGCGGATCCGTGGGTCTCTCGGACGAGGAACGCGCTCTCGCGCAGCAGAACAGCGAGATCGAGCGTGCCCGCGAGGAAGAGGACTTCAACTTCGCGCTGTCGAATGCGGACGACGACAAGAAGATCAAGCTCTTGCAGGAGCGCCAACGGCAGTTCCGCAGTCGGGGTTTGGCCGGCGATGCCGAGGCAGAAGCCCGGGCCAACGCGTCGAGCGGGAAGGTCGCCGAAGGCAAGGCGCTCATCGCTACTGATACTCGCATCGGGGACGCCAACGCGGCCAAGGATCGAGCCCAGGCCAAGTTGCTCGCGAGCGGCATCACTGAGGACCAGTTGGGGGAGCTTCCTCAACTGAAGCGGGACCTCGCGACTAAGCAGGAGAACGCCACGCTCGCTCTCGGGATCGCCAACAAGGGGACGGGTACTGGAGGGCTGGACGCGACCCGTGCTGCCACCGAGAAAGAGAACCTCGAAACGCTCGCCAAGCAAGTGGCCCTCCTCAAAGAGATGGAGGACGCTGAGAAAGCTGCGAAAGATGCAGCGAAAGAGGCAGCCGCGCTGAGGCTCAAATCGGAATCGCAGATCGTGGTCCTCAACCAGCGGTTGAACGATCTCGTGAACGATCGCACGCTCACAGAGGAACAGAAGGGTGAGAAGCGCCGTCAGTTGCAGCTCCAGATCCTGGGGATTGAGCAGCTCATCGCCGATCGCGCAGCCAACACGCAGCGGGCCGATCAATTGCAGAAGGAGGTCTTCCAGATGCAGGAGGCGGAGCGGATCTCTCGCCGGCAGTTGGAGTGGGAAGAGAAGATCGCCAACGCCCGCACGGTTGGTCTGGAGACCGCCTCGATGGAGTTGCAGGCGCAGATGGACATCCTGAACGAGCAATTGGCTGTCGCCGAGAAGATGGGCCAGACCCTCACCGTTCGGAGGATCAAACTCCAGATCACCAATGCATTCAACGACCAGCAGAAGGCCGGGAAGGACTTCGACACGAGCGTCGCAATCGACCGAGCGAAGCTCAACAACGACCGACTGGCCGAGAAGAAAATCTCCGACGCTCAAGCCACTGAGGACTTGGTCAAGCAAGGCTCGGACAGCGGGCGAAACAAAGACCAGATCCTCGAAGCCGTCGCCACCCGCATCAAAGCAGACGCGGCATCGGATGGTCCCGTCGACGAGAGCCAGTTTGCCGAGAACGACTCTCGCCGGAACATCAAGATCGCGGAGCTCAAGAAGCAGAAGGAAGAAGAGACGGCAGAACGTATCCGTGCTGCCTCTGAAGTTGTCGAGCGATTGAACCCGGTGGGCGTGACGATCGACAAGCGGGCGGCCAACGCCGTGGGGGCGAATGGACCCAAGCCTGAAGAGTCGGGGATGAGTCCCGCCGCGTACTACCAGGGTTCGCTGACCGCCCAAAACAACACGGTCACTGAGCTCAAACTTCTCCGCACCGACCTCCAGACCGGCTTCAAAATCAAATGAGAGCAGGCATCACCATCAAAGGGTCACGCGGCCCGTACCTCGTCGACAGTGGGTCCCTCTCCACTGATCGGCTCGGCCTGTCCACGATCACCGCCCGGTTCTGGGCGGCCACGCCCAGCCTGCTCCTGGCCTATGGGCTTCCGGGGTCCTCGCACCCGACGTACCCGTTCCTCACCGCCGAGACGCGGAGCCCGTCCCAAGGCCCCGGCGGCACGGCGTATCTGGATGTCAGCTACGCGGGCATTGAAGGAGCGACGCCCAACCCATTGTACGAGGTCGACTCCAGCTTGACGGACTTCCCGATCGAGAAGCACCCGAACTTCAATCTGTTCGGCGGCACCAAAGCGTCGCCGGCCCCCGGTGCGGTGTTCAATGACGATGGCACGTTCAAGAACTTCACGCCCACGGCTCCTGACTATCTGCGCGGCGTGACGTCCTTCACCATGCCCATCGCCATGGTCCGCGAGACCAAGGTGGACCGTCTCGGGTTCCCGCGCACCTTGGGCACGATCTCTCCACCGCCGGGGTCGTATTCAAGCATTGCTCCCGGGCAGAACTGGTTGATCACCGGCTCCAACAGCCAGAAGCGGGGCAACGCCTACATCGTTACGACCGAGTGGAAATCGAGCGGCCCCATCCGGTGGAGCAACTCGCTGTTCTCATAACATCATGGCGACGACGAACGTAAACACAGCCCTCTCGAAGGTCCGGGCGGGGATGTCGATCTTCGAGGTCATCACCGCTGAACGGATCAACGGGATCGCGGATGCTCTCCGGGCGATCATCCAGGGTGAGTTCATCAACTCGGGCGACGGCATCTCGATCAATAAGTCGGGCAGCTCGGGCATCACCATTGCTCGGGCACAGAGCGACACCGAGAAGGAGTTGGAGGAGCGCATCCGCATCGTCGAAGAGCGCCTGAACAACCTCCGCGCCGAGGTGGTGTGTAACCCGGACGGAACCTTCACGATTACATTCACGGATACATGAGCATTGCACCTGTGACCACGGTCTGCGGCAACTGCTGCGGAACTTCTTGCTTCAAGTTGGAGTGCCGGAGTCGCGGCGGGATCGCCAAACTTTGCGGGCACTCGGAGTATTCGCCGCACGCATCGAATCCGCCGAGGTACTACAAGACGAAACGGTTCGACGGATGCTTCAATCGCTGCGTCTGCTACGGTGGAACCTGCATCGAGGGAGCAAGCACTCCCTCAGCATCCTTCTCCTCCACCACGGACAGCGGCAAATGTACTGGCGGAGCATCCGTGGCGATCAGCCCCGGCACGTACAACTCAGGGACGGGGCAGATCTCGGCGGTGCTTACCTTCTCCAGTTTCTACGGCGGGAAGTTGCCGGGTTGCCCGACCACGACCGAAGGGAGAGGGCCAAGCTCCTCCTTGGTTTATTACGATTTCGCTCCGGGCGGCGGTGCCTCGGTGTCGGTGTCCTACGGAGCGTTTGGCGGCGGCGGTTGCCCCGGCGGCAACAGTGCAGCCACCCCAATGATTGCTTCGGTGGGCAACGACTACGGCAATGCTTCGGCGGTCGTGTGCGTGTGCGTCGACAAACAAGCCACCACGTACTCCTACATCTCCAGCGGGCAGATTCGGTACGACCCAGACATCTCGTGCGACATCCCCGTCGAGACCTCCCAACTCACCACCCGCCAAGGTTACTCAAGCACGGTCTGCGGAGCAGGGGCGGTCACGGGACCCGCTTCGGTCACCTACATGAACACGGTCGACGACGACACGTTCGGAGTCCTGACCTTGCTCCAAGGCCGAACAGTCGATGCCACTTCGATTCAACGGTTCACGACGACGACCTGCTCGGGGAGCAGCGAGTATGCTGAGATCCGCTCGGATTGCTCTGCGCCCTCCGGGGAATCCGGCCCGGCCTTTCGCCGGGAGAAGCTCCTCGACGAAGACCTTGAAGACGACGCGATTGACCGGCTGTGGGCCAGCCCCACTGGCGCTTGGGGTGGTTGGCAGGTTGTCGACGACGGCACCGGTGAGACGTGTGCCAATCCTCTCTGCTGTCGGTCGACCTACGAGGAGCGCACGGCGAGGACGTTCGAGGTCCGTGAGGCCCAGTATCGGGCGACGGTGAAGGACCAGGGCTCTGGGGCGATGATCGAGATCAAGATCGCGATCTACCGCAAAAAGCGCAGCGAGGCCACGTACCAACCCTACCTCACGCGGACGTACAACGTCCTCGCTGACTTCACGGGTGAGGCGATGGTCGAGGACGATGTCCCGAACGCCGAGGGCTACGACACGTACGCTGCCCGGTGCTCCTTCAAGGTGGTCTGAGTTTACACCGTCGGATGGGTGGTAACTACAATCCCATGACGAAATCAAACTGGCCGGCACTTGAACGGGAGCAACTCATCAAGGCCCATGCGGCTGAGATCGCGAGCTACAAGGAACAGAACAAACGATACCAAGCAGTGGTCGATGACTTGGAGGGCCAACTCGGCGTTGTCCTCCAGCTTGCCAAGACCCGTCTCAAACCGAAACCAATCACCGCTACTCCGGGTGCGGCGTCGACGTCCACAGCCTTCGCTCTTGCGGGTTGTTGGCACGTCGAGGAGGAGGTCGACTCTCGTTCCGTCAACGGAATGAACTCCTACAACCTGGCCGAAGCGGACAGGCGCATCGAGAAGTACGTGAGCTCAGTTCTCCGTCTCGTGGAGATCGAGCGGCAGGGCACCGATATTGATACTCTGGTGTTTGCATTGCTCGGGGATCTGATGAGTGGCTACATCCACGAGGAGCTGCGCGAGACGAACGCCCTCTCGCCCAGCCAGACGGTCCTGTGGCTGATGGAGCGACTCTCTGCGGTCATCGAGACCCTCCGGAAGAAGGGCAACTTCAAGAGGATCATCATCCCGTGCTGCTACGGCAACCACGGCAGAACGACGATCAAGCCGCGCCACGCCACCGGCCCCGCCAACTCCTACGAGTGGTTGCTCTACAAGTTCCTCGCCAGCAAGTTCACCGACGGGATCGAGTGGGAGGTCGCTGAGTCGTACCACACGTACCTCGACGTCTACGGCAAAACGATCCGTCTCCACCACGGCGATGGTTTGAAGTACCAAGGCGGCATCGGCGGCCTCACCATTCCCGTGGAGAAGGCCATCGCGAGCTGGAACAAGGGCCGTGTGGCTGACCTCGACGTCTTCGCCCACTGGCACACCCGGCAGGAGAATACCAAGTGGGTCTCCTGCTCGTCCTTGATCGGCTACAACGCCTACGCCGTGTCGATCAAGGCCGCCTTCGAGCCGCCCTCCCAGACCTTCTTCCTCTTCAACGAGAAGCGTGGTCGCACCGTCACCAGCCCAATTTTTGTAACCTCATGAACTGGAAAAAACTCGTAGACCGAAAAGACGCAGAAACTTACGTCCTCCCCAAGGGTTGGTGGACTCAGGAAGAGGTCGCGGAGCAGCTCCAATGCTCGCCCTCCCGAGTCTCCGAACGCTTGCGCCCGGGGATCCAAGACGGAACTTTCGAGAAGCAGACCTTCTCCATCTGGTGCAAGATCCAGAAGCGCAAGGTTCAGGTCGTCGCCTACCGCCCATCCGATGGCTCGACACTGGAGAAGGACCCGACTCCTGAGTCGAAGCCCACCCCCGGTCGCAAGGCCGGCGGGGCACCCTGGCCTGACGAACAGTTCCGCCGCGCCCTCGTTTTGCGTGACCAAGGCCAGACGTGGGACCAGATCGGCGAGGCGGTCGGGCGCTCCGGCGACACAGTCCGCAAGTACCTTAGAAACCGCCGTGCATAAGAACCTGACCAGCGAGGTCGTCCTCAACCCAGACCTCAACCCGCCGAAGCGGGTGCGCCCCGCGCCCACCCCACCACCCGATCTGCCATTCGTCCTGCCCGAGGATACCCGGCCCAACCTGTCGGAGCCCACGGTTCTTGAGTTGGCGGGAAACTTCGGCGCGGCGATGTCCAAGTGGTTTGCTGCCGGAATGCCTGTCGTGAGCGAGGCGGAGTACCAACGCCGCACCTCGATCTGCGACGGGTGCAACTACTGGGACCCATGGGCTCGCCTCGGTCTGGGTAAATGTAAAGCCCCGGGCTGCGGGTGTACCTCCCTCAAGCGTTGGCTGGCGACCGAGCGTTGTATGCACCCTGAAGGCTCTCGCTGGGAGTTGACGTAGTTAGCTGGGTGGTATGGCCACTAAGCTCTTCGTCAACGTCCAAGCTGATTCACTGAGTCGGTCGCTGGTTAGGTCCGAGACCGATCTGGCCTCGGTGGATTTCGCGGATCTGGTCGTTGGCGATAGCCGCGCCTACGAGCTGTTCTTCGTCGACGGACGGGGCAGCTTTGAGGCGTGGTCGGGCAACGCGTCGTACACCCCCATGCTGGCCTTGGGTGAGTGCGGTGCGCCCACGGGCGGCACGTTCACCCTGACCTTCGGGGCGAACACGACTTCGGCCCTGGCCTACAACATCTCCACGGCAGCCTTGCAGACGGCGCTGGAGGGTCTCGCGAGCATCGGGTCGGGGAACGTCACCGTCACGGGCTCCGCCGGCGCGTACTACATCATCACCTTCGTCGGCTCTCTCGCCGACACGAACGTCGCGGAGATCACGCCTGACGCCACGCTCCTGTCCCCGACGTCCAACATCGACGTCAGCACTCTCACCGCCGGCGGGGGTGGGGCCAATGAGGTGCAACTGATCACGCTGGAGCTGAACCCTCTGGTGTTCGCCAACGACTGGGTCCCGATCACTAACGGCTGGAGCGGCACCCTGACCCTGCGAACGCTGGAACTGGTCCAGAAGTTCACCTCGTCGAGCGTCGAAGGGGTTCTGGAGACGATGTTCCAGATCACGGTGATCGACCCGTCGAGCAATCGGTCGACCTACGCCAAGACCGAGGCGACCATCCGGTGCACGACGATCAACCCCGAGAGCTACGCGGGCTCGGCCAAACCCACGCTGGTCACTGCCGCTGAACTGGCTGCCGCCGTGTTGGCGGCCAACGGGTTCTCATGGCAGACCGCCACCTCCTCGGGCGCGGGCAATACCAACATCACCCGGCCCGCCACGACCTCGCGCCACCACACGGCGACGGTTGCGGTCACGGGAGCTGCATCGACCCGGACGTTGGCGATCCAGACGACCAACACGCCCGCTGCGGGTGATACCATTCTCCTCCTGATCGAGCCTGACAACACGCCCGCCAACGTCGTCGAGCTGCGCAACTCGACCTCCGGCGGCACCCTTCTGGGGACGATCACCACGACCGACTCCGAGCAAGCGGTCTCGGTGTTGCTCACGTACACGGGCACAGCTTGGCAGGTAACCTTCTCCTCTGCGGAATACTTCGCCGTATCTGGTAACCTCGCGGGAGTCCCTCTCCCGACTACGGCTCGTGCGAACCTGCGGACGCCGTTCAGCCGGATCTCCGCTGAGCAGACCGCCTCCTTCAGCCTCACGAGCGCAGACGACGGCATGTTCGTGCCGATCTCCTGTGCCTCGGGTGATGTCGTCGCGACCATCCCTGCGGCTGCGTCGGTCCCGGCGGGCTTTGCGTTGGTCCTCCAGAAGACCGACAGTACCAGCAGTACGGTGACGACGTCGCCCGCCACGGCGACCTTGAGCATCGCCTCGGAGACCGCGTTGCTCATCTCCGACGGGACGAACTGGCGCGTAGCTCAACTCTCTACTCCCCAGGCGGCCACTCCGGCGGTCGCGAACTACTCCACGCTGACGGGCCTCACGGGTGGCGGAGCAACCAATCTGGACGGCGTCGTCACTGCGGGCGGGGCCGTTGCCACGGGCCAGATCGCGGCCATCACCCGAGTTGTCGGGGGTGGAATCAGCACCCGGTTCTGGCAATTGGTCGATGGGACCGACGCAGAATCGACGCACGTCGTACGTCCCGATGACTACAACGCTTCGACCAACCCCCGGGTTTGGAAGTCTGCCGGCGGGAACAATCGCCGAACGGCCTACGCCAACTCCACCGGCAACAGCACGATCACAATCACACCGCCGAATGGGCTCGCAGTTGTCACGGTCACAGGCACCGCATCGACGCGTATCTTGGTCCTCTCGGTCGCTGATCTCTTTGACGGCGACCGGTTGGCTATCCGTCTCCTGTTGCCCGCCACCGCAGACATCATCGTCGAGATCCGCAACTCGGCGACGGGCGGCACGCTCCTCTACTCGGTCACGAGTGAGGCCGATGCCGTGACCTACTTCTTCGACCTCTACTTTGACGGCTCCGCTTGGCAGCCGCTCTCCAATCTTGGACCAGTAATTTGACCATGAAACCAACCATCATCCGAATCGGAATCTTCCTCACCTTCCTCGGTGCGCTTTGCTTTGTCCCGGGTCTCGGCACGGCGGCCTTTAGCCAGACCGTGCCGAAGAACGTCCAGAAGGCGACGGGCACCAACTACGTCACGGAGGACCTCGTCTTCAACACGAAGATCCTCACCATCAATACGGCCTTGGTTCTCGCCGACGACGTCCGCCAGACGTTCAACCCTGGCGCGACCGTAGCCGGGCTGAATGTCGGGAGCTTCGCTGGCGACCCATCAACCCCAATCAACGGCGACCTGTGGTACGACAGCGTGTCTGATGAGCTCTCGGCCCGAATCAACGGAGCCACCGTGTCCTTGGGCGCGGGAGGCGGTGGAGGCGCACCGGATGATGCCACGTACATCACTCAAACGGCCAATGGCACCCTCTCGGCTGAGCAGGCGTTGAGTTCGCTCGCGACCGGCATCGTTCAGGTCACGACAACGACCGGAGTTCTCTCTAGCGTAACCGATTCGGCGGGGGTTGCCGCGTTGATCTCCGACGAGACTGGGTTGGGCGTACTCGCGTTCAGTGCCTCACCGGTGTTCTCGACGGACATCACGCTGCCGAACTCGGCGACACCGACTACGGCGACCGTCGCCAAGGCTGCCTTCGATACGAACGCCTGGGCGACCGACCGAGGCGCGATCCAGATCCATGATGGTACGGCCAACACCTTCGTCGTCGCGGCCCTTGTGAGCGATACCCCGAGCGATGGCCAAGTCCCGACGTGGAACACCGGCGGTACGGTGACATGGGAGACTCCCTCTGGGGGTGGCGGAGGCGCACCGGACGATGCCACGTACATCACTCAAACTGCCAATGGCACCCTCTCGGCTGAGCAAGCCTTGAGCTCCCTTGCAACAGGGATCGTTCAGGTCACCACGACGACCGGAGTTCTCTCCAGCGTAACTACCTCGGCGGGGGTTTCAGGTTTGCTCTCCGACGAGACCGGCTCGGGCGCTCTCGTGTTCGGAACGTCGCCGACGATCGCAACTCCCGTGATCTCCGGGGCTATTACGTTCCCCGACGGTGTTCGCCAATCCTTCAACCCAGACGGCACCAACGCAGGCTTGAACGTCGGCTCCCACACGGCAGATCCTTCGACCCCAAGCAACGGCGACCTCTGGTACGATTCGACTGCCAACGAGCTCACGGCGCGGATCAACGGTGCGAACGTCGCGCTCGGTTCGGGTGGTGGAGGTGTTGCCACCGATACTATCTTCGACGCAAAGGGAGATCTCGCTGTAGGTACAGGTTCCAATACGGCCTCAAAACTCTCCGGAGGGACCGATGGCGATGTATTGACGTACGACTCGGGGGAGTCGACGGGGGTGAAGTGGGCTGCGCCTTCTGGCGGGGGCAGTGGAGGTACGCTTACTCTTGTCCGGTTCACGGCCAACGACAATCAAGCGCCCGCCTCTTCGTTCGCGGCTCTCGATACGCGAAACTCGATTCTGGTTTTGGACTTCGACGCAGCATCGGATGAGAACGCCGTCTTCACTTCAATCATCCCCGAGGCTGCCGACTTCACCACGGGGATCACCGCACGACTCCAATGGACCGCGACGAGTGCCACCTCTGGTGATTGCGTCTGGGTCGTCGCTTTTGAGCGAATGACCACCGACATCGACAGTGACAGCTTCGCCACGGGTGTTTCGGGCACGTCGACCACGAACGGGACGAGCGGTATTCTCACCGCCACTGCGATCAACTTCACTGGATCCGAGATCGATGGGTTGGTAGCCGGCGAGCCTTTCAGAATCAAAGTCACGCGAGACGCCGATGCCGGGGGTGACACCATGGCCGGCGACGCTGAGCTCATCTCAATTGAACTTCGCCAACGATGAAATTCCTGATCGTTTTCCTTCTCTCCCTCCAGGTCGCGTTCGCTGCGCGGACCTTCAACGGGTCGTCTCACTATCACACGTTCTCGTCGACGCAGACGCAGCCCGTTACGATTGCCTGCTGGTTCAAACCCACGAGTACCACGGTCACTCAGATCCCGGTCTGTATCGGGCACTCAGGCACGTCGAGGGGTTTCTATCTCATCTATCGGGCAGGCGACGCTGGCAAGCCGCTTGGCGCGGTGATCCTGAGCGACGGCGGGTCAGGCGAGGGAGTATTCACCCCGGGGCCAAGCACAAGTGTTTGGACTCACATCACGGGAGTCTACGCCTCGACGACCTCCCGATACTGCTACATGAACGGAGTGGCAGGCTCGGAGAACACCAGCTCGACCAGCAACCCGAGCACGCAGGTTTTCGAGATCGGGCGGTTGTTCAACGCGGCAGGTTACCTCAACGGAGCCGTCGCTGATGTCGGGGTGTGGAACGTTGCTCTCACCGCTGATGAGGTCGCAGCTCTCGCGAAGGGTGTCTCCCCGCTGCTCATCCGACCCTCTGCTCTGGTCCACTACGCGCCCCTCGTTCGCGAGGTCATCGACCTGAAGGGTCGCGTGCCGTCGGCGGGCACCTCGACTGCGACCGACGATCACCCACGGGTCTACCGATAATCTCATGAAAAGCCTATTCCGTTTCATCCTCGCCAGCTTCGCCTTCGCTTCCGCGTTGGCTCTTACGCCCGCACTGGCGGCCCACTCGACGCCGGATAAGGCGATCTTCACGAGTACCCTCCCACAGGAGATCGATGGCATGACCGATCTGTGGGTGGTCAAGTTCGCCCCGACCAAAGAGGAGCCCGAGGGTGGGCTCTACGTGGTGCCTCGGCACGTCCTTCGGCGCTATTCTGAGGCTCGCACCCGTGGCTTCCTCTGGGATTGGGCACCCTTAAAAGAGGTCATTTACTTCCTTGACGACGCTGTACGCCCGCCACCTGTCCAGTCAGCCGACGACGCGTTGAGAGCGGAAAACGAGGCCCTCAAGAAGCGCATCCGCGATGCGGTGATCCTCTTGGGGACCGGGGTAAAATAGTGTCCCTCCCAGAGCCAACCAACCCGGACGAGCTGGAGCTGCGCGATGACATGCATCGCGCCCATGGCCACGTCGTCTCTGTCCGGTTGTCCGCTCTCCGTAACTTTCTCGCCTACGTTTCTGACCTCCGGATCCGCCTCGCCGAGGCAGAAGATTCCGATCCACCCACTCAACACCAGATCCTATGATCCCGCTCATCTCCGCCCTCGTCGAAGATAACTCCGGCGGCACGTCGTCCACCCGGGTCGTCATGCTCCTGTGGCTGACCTTGGTTTGTATCGCTTGGGCCTTCGTAGCTTACAAAACGACGGGCATTCCGGACATCCCTCCGGGGGTCCTGACCCTGAGCGGGATGCTCCTGAGCGCGAAGGTCGTCCAGCGGTTCGGGGAAAAGCCAACGGGTTGACGTGTCCGGACAGGTATGCGCCTGTTCCTCCTCGCTTTCCTCTTGGCCGATCCGACGTTCGGGGCCGAATTGATCCTCACGTGGACCGATAACTCGACCAACGAGGATGGATTCATCATCCAGCGGGCACCCACTCCCGATACGGGCACGGCGTTGGTCGGCTCTTTCGTGGAGATCGCCCGAGTGGGGAAGGACGTGGTGACGTACACTGACAAGGATCTGCCGCAAGGAACCCGATACACGTACCGGGTGGCTGCATTCAACGCCTTTGCGACGTCTCCCTTCTCGGCCATGGCCAGTGCGACCACCAAGGTCGACTCCGTCGCCGCCCCGACCTACCTGAAGGTTAAACAGCCCTGACCATGGACTGGGGCTCAATCCTCGGCAACGTCGCCTCGGGCGGCGTTCTCGGTCTCCTCGGCACAGTTGTCTCCGAAAGCATTGGTTTCTTCCGTCGCAAGCAGGAGTTCACCCAACGCCTGGCCCTGGCCCAAGACGAACGCGAGACGCTCAAACTGAAGGCTGACGTCACCGCCGCAGAGATGGCGGGCCTCTTAGCCAAGGCCCGGGAAGAGGGCGCGTCCAATGCCTTCATTGCATCTCAGCGGGCCGAGGCGGCGATCAAAGGAGAGGCCAAGTGGGTCTCCACGCTGCGGGGATTCACCCGTCCGGGCATCACGTGGTACGGCCTCGTCCTGACCACCGCTTTCGTGATCTTCCCACCTTCGTCCACGATCGGCCAAGAGCTTGCCGTCACCGTGAACATTTACACCGGCATGATGATCTCATGGTGGTTCGGACAACGGGCAATCGACAAGGGCGCAATCTCATGGGGAAATCGCACAGCCGGCGCGTCAGTGAACTCAACTCAGGCACCCAACCCGACTCGATGAACTCGTTCCTCAGCAAATACGGCGAGTGGTTGTTCCGGGGCGCAAGCCTCGCGGGCATCGTCGCCATCCTCTGGCTCAACTCGAACTACGTCAGTCTCGACCAATATCAGGCTGACCAAGAGAAGCTCTCTGCCACCTACAGAGCCGACTCAGAGAGGACCGCCACTGACTATCGCGCCTACCAAAACGAGATCGCCCGCCGGGTGACCGCCGTGGAGGTCGCGATGCTCGTGATGGTCGAATCGAACAAGGTGAACGAGCGGCAGGAGATCACGCTCAAGGAGCAGGAGCTCCGACTGCGCAATATCGAGTCGAGCATCGCTAAGTTCATCGCGCTGTTCGATAAGGAACACCCGTCGAAGTAGGCGCTTTGACACCCCCCGTTGGGGTGCCATGCGCGATCCATTTATTTCTGAGGGGTGGGCTGAGAAGTTGCACGTCATCACCGTGGTCTCGAACCCGGTGAACTACCTGTCACGGTACGAACTCTACGTTGAGTTCGCAAAACGCATTCATGACGCAGGCGCGATCCTGTGGACAGTAGAATTGGCCTACGGTGAACGCAGCTTCGCTATAACACAGAAGGACAACCCGCGCCATATTCAGCTTCGTGCGGGTGGCGAGGACCGCATCGGGACGGTCATCTGGAGCAAGGAGAACCTGATCAACATCGGGATCCAGCGGATGCCGAAAGAGGCGAAGTACATCTGCTGGTGCGACGCCGACATCGTCTTCCAACGCCCCGACTGGCCCGAGGCCACGATCCACGAGCTGCAACTGCACCCGATCATCCAGCCGTGGAGCCACGCCCAAGACCTGGGGCCGGAAGGCCAACCCGTCGGCAAGGCTCTGGAGAGCTTCTGCTCCGCATGGTACACCGGAAAGCCCATGGACTGGAACCACGAGAAGTACGCGAGCGGGGTCGGTCACCCGGGATACTGCTGGGCTGCCCGTCGCGACGCACTGGACAAGCTGGGTGGGTTGATCGACTTCGCCGTGCTTGGCTCAGCCGACCGGCACATGGCGTACGCGTTGGTCGACAAGGTGGAGTTCTCTGTCCATCCGAAGGTGCATCCGAGCTACATCAAGCACCTGAAGATCTGGGAGGTCCGGGCGCGGCACTACCTGCACCGCAACATCTCTTACCTCCCCGGCTTGATCACGCACCACTGGCACGGTTCGAAGAAGGCCCGGGGCTACTCCAGTCGGTGGCAGATCCTGGTCGACCGCCAGTTCAACCCCGAGCTCGACCTCAAGCGGGACAGCCAAGGCGTGTACCAACTCACTGAAAGGAATTGGCGTCTGCGGCACGACATCATCCGGTACTTCGAGAGCCGGGATGAGGACGACATCCGCATGGACTGAGGAGTCCGTTTCCCTCGTAGAATGGCTGACGATTGGATGACAAACCAGAACCCTTTTGATCCCCGTTGAAAACTGTTGCACAGTGATGACCTCAGAGGTGAAAGTGGCTTCAAAGCGATATTGAGAGGTGCTGAGAGGTGCGGAGAACTGTTGAAGTTAGAGTCCTGTAGCGTCCACCACTACGAGGGAGAAATTTTTTGGTTGTGATTTGGATGACAAAACGGCCTAATCCAAAATCATGGCGAAAAAGACGCAGAATGGGGTCTGGACGACGCCCGATCGAACCGACCGCCCGAACCCTTTCGGGGTCCAGTGGCGCGAGACAGCATGGAGCGACGAGGACAGCAAGGTGGTCAAGCGTGTCCGGACGGAGTATTTCCCCACTGCAAAGGCCCGGGACGAGCGTGCTGCGTCGCTCAGGAAGGACAAGAAGGCCGGGGCCATGGCTACGGCTACCCGGCAGGAGATCGCTGAATGGCGGGCCTTCCTGACCATGGTCAACCCCACGCCTTGGCAGGACGTGGTTGCCGGCTGGAAGGCTTGGCTGAACCACTCAGGGCTCAGCCAGAACGTGATCAAGGTCGAGGAGGCGGTGAAGCTGGCTTTGGCTCACGCCGAGAAGCTCACCGAGACAACCCCACCCTCGCTCTCGAAGGACACGTTCCGACAGAAACGACATAAGCTGAACCTCTTCGCGGAACAGTTCGGTCACTTGCGGATGAACGAGGTCAAGGGCATCGACGTCGAGGAGTGGATCGAGGACTTCGACGAGGTGAAGAGCGAGGCCACGTTCAACGCCTATAAGAAAATCATTAGCGCCCTCTTCACGCCCTACGTGGAGAAGGGCGACATCCGTCGCAACCCGATCGCCGACGTGAAGCTGAGGGACGACAACACGGGGAAGGTCGGGATCCTCACGCCGCAGCAGGCAGCCAAGCTGTTCCATTACGCGCACGTCACGCCGAAGTTTAATCCGGTCATCGGACGACTGGCCTTGGAGGCGTTCGTCGGTCTGCGGTACTCCTCCGGGGTGCGCCTCGCGAAGGAGGACATCAAGGAGAAGGAGAAGGGCATCCTGCTCCCCAAACACAAGATGAAGACCAAGACCCGTCACTATATTGACGGGATGCCCGACCAGGTTTGGGATTGGCTGGCGATCACACCCGAGGGGTGTTGGGCGCTGACCCCGAGGCAGTACATGCAGCTCAAGTCAGATCTCTTCACTGAGGCTGGGGTGCCGCATCCGCACAACTGCCTGCGCCATTCCTTTTGCACGTACGACGTTGCCGCCCACAAGAACCCGGGACGCACGGCGTACATCCTCTGTCACACCGATCAGGAGTTGCTCTGGCGGCGTTACAAGGGCAACGCCACCCAGAGCGACGGCTTGCTGTACCAGACGATCACTCCCGCGACTGCCTTGGAGGTGGCGGAGGGGAAGCCAGCTCCTTCGAGCAATTAGGACAGAACCAGGCGATACGCCCGCAGCGTCGCTGCCGGGTCCAACCAGACTTTTGAAACGCTTTCGCTGCTCGGGACTTCGTGCCGCTGACTGAATCCCACGGGCAGCTCCCCGAACCACCTTCATCGACGCTTCGATCGCACCAGATCGTCCAACTTTGTTCGATGCTCATGGTCGGTCGAGGCGAACCCACTCTGCGACGTAGGTGGTCGTGCCGGCGGGCTCCTCGACGCGCCGAACGACCGGCTCGTACTCCGGGAACCGGAAGCCGTCGGGCTTCACGTCGAAGGCGGGGTTGTGGGCGGTGTAGAACAAGTGCTGAGGGCCGTATTCCCAGCGGCTCTTGCACTCGATGACGACGGTATCGCTGAAGATGGCCTGCCACTCAGCCTGGGCGTGTTGATCGCCTTCAAGCACCCTGCGGACGAGACTGTCGCTGAGACTGAAGGTGCCGACTTTCTTGCGGATGTCTGTAGTGTTGGTGAGGATCATGAGAATTTATCTGGGTACGCTGATGCAGACCAGGATTGCGATGCAGACCGCGACAATGAGGACGTCCAACCAACCAAAGGACTCATCGTCGCCGAAGAGCGCCAAGACGAAGAGCAGGGCGCAGTAAAAGAGCATGATGAGTGGCGCGTAGGAGTTGATCATGACAGGAGCCTCCAGAGCAGGTAGATTACCCATGCGACGGCGGACACGATGAGTCCTGCGAGGAAGGTCAGAAACGACCAGACCCCGCAGGCCCAACCATCACGAGCTCCTTCAGCAAGGACCGCGATTCCCAGCGCCACGAGACAGACGAAGGTTGTGATGAGAGGAAAGTAGATCATACCTTGCCCTCCCGTATCCACTTCATGTACCGGCGAGCCGTGCTCGGGACGCACCCGGCATGAGCTGCACTCTTGGTCAGGTTGTACCCGAGCGAGACGGCTTCGCTCAGCTTCGCGAGACGCTCATCCGAGAGCCGGCCCTGACCCCGGTACTCGGCGGTGCCGGGTGTCACGCACGCGCCGGGGACTTTGACCAGACGCACGGGCGTTTTCTTGATCGCGTCTCGCATGGCCTCGCGGGCTTCGCGGGCGAGACGTTGTTCCCTCTCCATCCGGTCGATGCCTCGCTCGATGATTGACACGCAGTTGCGTGCTACTTCTCCAGCACTCATTTGGATTCCTTTCGTTTGCGGCGGGCGTACATCACGCCACGAAATTCACGATAGTCGTACTTCTCTTCTTCAGTTGGGCCGGGGCATTTGCAGTCGTCGGCGTAGGTGAGCCCGCAGATCGAGCACTGTTCACCGGGTTCGTCGTCCGTCCCACCGATGCAATCGGCAGCGAAGGAGACTCGTCTCCACTTGCGGGTGTAGGGCTTGCTCATTTTGAAGCCTCTTTTTTTGCATACGCGTCCACTGCCCCGCCGAACTTGTCCCACGCCGAATCGCACTCCTCGTGCGTTCTGTCTGGGTTGAGCTCGGCTTCGCGGCAGGCAAGCGCCAGCCTGCCGATCTCGGCGAGCTCCATCACGTGGCGGAGATTCTCGACGGAAACCATCACGCCAATGGCGTCGTGGCACCGACCGAGCAGGGCCTGTATTTCTTCAATGGGCTTGCTCATGACGATGCGGGTAGGTTATCCAGCCGAAGGCGAGCCTCCCCGGCGTTGACGTTGAACTGGGCCAGAGCACCGGCGCTGATGCGGAAGGGCCGCCCCTTATCCACGTGCTTGGGGTCGATCTTCCGACTCCGGATCATGGTCAGGATGGTGTAGGGCCGGCGGTTTACCACGTGGGCAAACTCAGCGACGGTCATCCTGGGGATGAGTGGGTTGGCGGGGCTGGCAGAGAGGGCTTCGCGGACGGAGCGGTCCACGATCACCTTGATTCGGGCGAGATCTGTATCGTCGAGAGGCATGAGTCAGAGGATCAGTTTGCGGGGCGAGGGTTCACCGAAGGGTCGGCAAGGAGTGGGAGAGGGTGTTGGTTCAGGCTCAGGGGCCTTGGCTTTAGTCTCGTAGAAGAGGTGGTTCGTGCTCGTCGTCGGGGCCGGAGGAAGGGCGAAGATCTGCTCGTAGATCTTCATGAGCGACTCGGCGTCGAGGTTGGGATTGGACGCTGTCGTGTGGGTGCCGAGCTCCTCGTTGAATTTGTGCCAGATCGAATCCACCGGCATATCCGTGATCGCGGCCTTCAATTTATCGTGGACCATCGAGGTTATCGGGTCGCCCTCCGGCTCGGTCTTGAAGAACTCTGCCATGAGTTTCGTCTCGAACGTGCTCATCGGGATCCCCATGCCGGCGCAGACGTCCTTCTGGAGCTTCTCGTACGCCCAGGTGTAGACGGGCTTCGGCTCGACGAACGTCTCGTCGGTGAACACGTACTTCGGCGGGTAATGAGTCATCTTTCTGGGCTTCGCCATGGCTACATGATGATTTTCCGAGCTGCGGGTGCTGCGAGGCGGGCCGGGTCAATCGGGGTATCGTTCTGCTGCGGCGGGGAGTCCTGATGACCGAGCGTGGTGGCGAGGATGTCGCCCACGGTGCGGGCCTCGACCGAGAGGATCATCCCGAAGCCCGCATCGGCAGCGTTGGCCTCGATCTTGGCGTTCGTGATGAGCAGCGTCTGCCTGTTGATGACTACGGGAGAGCCGACGGCGAACTTGGTTGTCAGGAGCTGGCCGGCACTTGGCTTTGGCACGAGGTAGCGGAGATAGTGCGTGCGGTTCCAGCCCTCATAGGACTGTTCAATGAGCCTGACGGTGCTGTGTATCGGTAGGCTGGATCGTTTCATTTGAGGATTTTCCTGACTGGCGGTTGGCCAAAGGTGGGCTTAGGGGTTGCCGGGGCTTGGACGGGCGTGGGGTGGTCGTAGTTCTTGCGGGTCTCGAACTCGCACTTGAGCGACATATCCATCACCGCCTCGCGCACTCTCATTTCTATCTGGTCCCGGTAGCTGAGGATCGACAGGTCTTCCACCATGCGGCGGTCGGTCCTGAACTGGAACTGGTAGGGACCGACATCGACCCGGTTGTTGTAGATGAGCGCCATCGGGTCGGGTTCATAAATCGAATCGACCGGCCTTGTCCTCATACAGACTCGACGTGGGTGGGTGACCTTGAATACCTGCTCGCGATACATCTGGTCGTCCCACATGCTGACTACGATGGGCGCTTTGCAGTGCAGGCACTTTAGCGGCGTAGAACTAAAGGTGTTATGCATTGTCTGGGCGGAGAATGGTGAAGGTGCGGGGACCCTCGGAGGTGATCCAAGGCGTGCCGAGCCGCACCAGCTTGTGGAGGTAGACGCCGATTTGATTCGCCGTCCGGAAATTTGCCATGTTGGGCCAGAGCTCATCGAAGGCTTCGATGTCGCGTTGCAGCTTCGAGGGGTGCCCGACCCATGCCTGCAATGCTTCGCCGGGGCCGCCCGACCGGAAGTATTCCTTGCGCCAGTCCTCGATGACCTCAGTGAACGTGGTTGCGTGGCTGATACTGCGGGCCATCTCGTGCAGCTTGGGGTGGGTGTAGCTCCGCACCCCGAACCGGCCTTGGTCGTACTGGACGTACTCAGGCGGCACCCAGTCCCGCAGCCACGCTGCGAAGTAGGGCAACTCCACCATGATCTCGGCGTTCGACGGGAACAGGGCCGGCACCGAGGGGATCTGGACCTTGAGCACGAGTGACTTGTCGAACACCGCGATGTCCGCCTGGGGGAGCATGGACAGTGACTCGGGGTCGTCGTTCATGGTGACCCAGGTCCGACCCACCCACTCCGCAGAGCGGCCCGAGGAGTACATGGCGCGGAAGACGATCTGGTCGTTCGCGAGAATCTGCTTGATCGTCTGGCTGTACCGGCTGCGGTCTTTCTCGTCGCCGCCAGCCACAGCATCGTCGATCGTCCAGAACGGGGACTCAAACAGTTGGTCGTTATATTGGTCGCCGCTGACGATGAACTTCGACGCGTCGCAGCTCTTGCCCATGAGCTGGGCGATGATGCCCTTGCCGAGGGCGGTCTTGCCAGCACCGGCGGGGCCGGCGAGGAACACGCCCAACCCACGACGAGGATCGAGCTCTCGTGCATGGCAGTAGAAGTGTTTTAGCCATGCGAGGAAGTAGTCCAGTTGTCCGACCGGGTGATCGACGGGCTCGAAGACGGTGCCGAGGTACTGGGCGATCCATGGGAAGCCCTCACCCCACGCCACCGTAGCAGAGACCGGTTCCAAGACCCGGAGCAGCGAGTTGTTCAGATACCGGGTCCCGTTGTAGGTCACCGGGCCATCGGGGCGATACAACAAGGGCACGACGCCACCCACCGAGTTGAGCTGCTGGATCTTGAACAGCGCCATGTCCACCTCGCTCATCTCGCCCGCCTTGGCGACTGAGTTGAGTTGGAACTCCGCCTTCAGGTGCATCCGCAGATCCTCTTTGGCGAGGGACTTCCACGAGCCGTCGGGCAGTTTCTTGTAGTAGGCACCGTCGGGGTTCCAGATGTTCTGGATGGCGGTGCCGACCTTGTTGTCTTGCCACGCTTGGACGAAGTCGTGGCCGAAGATCGAGGACCATGTCCGGAAACCGCCGCCATCGGAGAAGTATTGCATCCCCGACTCACGGACGATCGCTGCTGTGGGGTCCGAGGCATCGGCATCCCAGAAGCGTGGGCCACGGACACCGAGGTCGAAGTTCTCCCACCCCGCCGGCCAACCATTAGGGAAACGCTTCAGGCCCTCGGCCTTCAGGATGTTGATCGGGATGACCACACCCTGGCTCTTCCATGAGAACTTCTGCGAGACCTCGCCCCTCCACGCAGAGAGGCGGGGCATCGGGATCGGTCCCGAGTCAGGTACGGGGATCCACTCATCACCGATCTCAAAGAAACGATAGGGGTCAAGGTACGCAGGCTCGTCAAAGCCACCCGTGATGAAGTCCAGCCGCAGTCGGTCCTTGGCGATCTTCAGGAAGGACTGGGCGAACTCCTTGTTGATGATCCCGATCGCCTCCGTAAAGCGCCAGATCATGCGGACGTTGCCCGAGAAGGTGCGGCAGTAGTAACAGGGCCGAAGACCAGCAGGACAATTGGCCGCGATGCCCACCAACGGGTCAGGACCCGGGTCCGCATCATAATCCACGATCAACGCCCCCATCGAGACGACGGGGTTGTTCTCATTGTTCGGACGGGCCTCGGGTATCTGGGCCGTGAACCCGCTGATGAAGGCGTGCTGTGTCTCAGGGTTGTTACACCATACCCGGTAAGCCTCCTTGGTCGGCAGCACGGGCCGGGTGAACGCGTGATCCCACGGGTTCTCCACAGGCGCTGTCATCACCGACGAGAGATTTGGGATGTAGCGGAACATGATTATTTCTGGACCCAGCCCTCGGAGCGGAGGTTGGTTTGCTCTTCCTCGGAGAAAGGAAGGTCGGTGAAAAAGTGGTAGTAGCGGATGTCGCCTTGCAGGCAGTACGTGACCGCCTGAACGACGAGCATTGAGCCCCCGTCAACGAGCTGGACGGTCGTGCCCTTCTCCAGTCGCGGGTCAGAGGGTAGTTTCTTGTGCCACCGCTTGCCCCCAGCTAGGGCGATGGCTCTTGATTGAAGTTTGATCACTTGAAATAGCGTTCGGCGTCCTTGCAGGAGGAGCGGATTGGAAGGTCGAAACAGAAATCGGGGCGCTTGATCATGAGATCGCGGACGACCTCCTTCGGTACTGAGATGGGGACCTCCGCGATGACTTCATCGTGGACGTGGAGGACGACGGGGTTGCCCGCTCCTTCGATGCGCAGCACCGACTCACCGAGGATGCGCCGAGCGAAGTGCTGCACGACATTCTCGAAAAGTTTCCCACCATAGAAGTGGAGCATCACCCCACCCATTTCGTCGCGAGCCCGAAGGCCGCCAGAGAGGTTGACGTCGAAGTACCGCAGCTTGCTGCCGCCGGGGACCTCGATCTCGAAGGGCTCCTTCGCCTTGGCTCCCGCAGCGTGCCGCCGCATGAGCATTTCCAGGTCTTCCCAGCATTTGGTGATGCCGGGGTTCTTCAGGCGGAAGTCCCGCACCAGTTTCTTCGACTCGGCTTCCGTGATCGTGATGCCGGTCCACAGCTTCACAATTTGCACGAATTTCTTGTACCCGAGGCCAAAACCCAGGCCGAGGACGCGACACTTGGCGAACTGGCGCAGGTTGCGGTCGGACTCAGGGCAGTCAGGGGCCTCAACGTACTCCTCCAGCTTGCGTGGGTCGGTGTAACCCATGGTACGACGGGCGTGGACCTCGTAGACGTCCATGCCTTGCTCAATGAGCTGGAGCTGCTCGGTGTCTCCGGCGAACCAGAGCGCCACCACAGCCTCAATCTGCTTCAAATCTGCGACCACGAACTTGTTTCCAGGCTCCGGAATGAGCAGACCGCGCAGATCAACGCCTGCGACCTTCTTCTTCGTGAGATTGTGGAAGTTCAATCCCTGCGATCCGGAGAACCGGCCCGTGTGGGCACCGTAGTATTTGAGCCCATACCGCAGCCGACCATCGGGTGAGACCTGTTTCCGCAGCTTTTTGACCACCTCCAAGGTGCGATTGACCGATCTGTAGGTCTTCACGGCAGCCACGAAGGGCGCGATCTCGCCGTACTGCTCCAACCAGAGGGCAAAAGCCTCGGATTTGTCCGCTGTAGAGGCCGGAGCGGGGATCCCGACCTGGGCACACGCCATGTCGAGCTGCGGTTTGGACAAAATCGGGAGTGGTTTTCCCTTTTTGTCCTTCAATTTGGCCCACGGAATCGCCTCTTGGGCCTCATGGAGGGCCGCTGCGAGCGTCCGAGCGTCCTGTTCAGCCCTCACGAGGTCGATTTTCACGCCTCGGTGGGTCATTTCCATCGTGTGGCGGGACAGAGCGAGCTCGAACGGGGTAAAATAGGGGTGGTATTCCTGCCAGATGCGGTAGCACGCCTTGGCATCGTTCAAGGCATAGGCTTCAACCTCGGCGCGTTTCTCAGGAGGCAGGTTCTGCCAGTTCTTGTTGCGCATTTCGTCGCGCACCGACTTGTCCATGAGCTCACCGAAGAGCTGTTCGGACGCTCCGGATAGGCTTCGAGGTGCCCCGATGAGCGCACAGAGGTTCGCCGTGCAGTCCCACTCCTCCGGTCGGCAGGTTTCGGGGATCTGGGCCTTCTCGATCGCCGCCATGAAGCAGGCAGAATCGAACGAGGCGTTATGGCTGACCCAATGCTCGCCGGAGATCTCGTCCCACGGGGCGGTCTCGGGAGGGCCAACGTAGTGGCAACCATCGCCGACGATCGCCACAAGGTAAATGTCCGTCTCCGGATGCCGGAGGTACTCCGATTGCCCGAGCGACTTGATGTCTCGATCGGTCGTGTAGGAGGTTTCAAAGTCGACAGCGTAGACAGCCATGGCAAGAGGGGATAAAAAGGGCCGGAATCGTCTCTCCGGCGGGAGGAGCACAAGGCTCGCGGTGTCTCCCTTGGCACCGCACGGTCGTTAACTGACGTGGGTGGGTTAGGCGGCGGCTTCGACGCCGTTGAACTTCTCGTTGATGAGGTTGCGCAGACTCTGCGGAGTCGGGCCGGCGGTCTTGAGCTTCGGCACGTGGTAGGAGCCCTTCTCACCGACCTTGACGTCGGAGCTGAGCTCGTAATACCCGTTGAACAGGCAGCCCTTGAGGAAGCCTGCGAGGTCCTTGAGGAGCACCCCGGCTGTACGGCCAAATGCCGTACTGCGCACCGGGTAGCGGCACAGGAGATACGCCTTGTCGCCGTCGATGATATGGGCGAGCTCCGCCACACCTTCAGCGTCGGCATCGAACTCGACCAGGACGTCGAGATCGCAGATCTCCTGAAGAGACCCCTCGTTGAACCCGGCGGCACGAGCGTCCTTCATCGTGTAGAAACGCTGCGGGATCTGCTCGGAGCCGAACTCCAGAGCCTCGATGTAGTATTTCGTCGCGGTCAGGAAGACCACCTTCAGGTTGTCCCCGAACGTGATCTGCTTATCGTAAACGAAATGCCCTAACCAATCGGGGTTGGTATCGAAGATCTTCGACATCTTCCCGCAGAGGGCCAGGTACGGGGTCGCCATGTCTTTGGCGGACCACTCACCGACGAAGCCACCGACCTTGCCCATCGTGCTCTGGACGGCGGGAAGGTTGGGCTCGCTGCCCAGGACCTCGACGTCCGTCACTTCGTCAGCCACGGCAACGGGAGCCGGTGCAGGAGCTGCCTTGACGAGGCTTTTCTTGGCCTTGGGGGCGGGGGTGGGGTGGGCCGCCGGTTGTGGGGGCGGGGTGGCAACGGCAGTGTTGCCGGGGACTGCGACGCCAGCCTGTGGGACAGGGGCGGGAGTGGGAGCGGCAGCCGGTTGGGCTGCGGGCGCTGTCGTGGTGGTCTTGGTCTTGAAACCGAATTGAGCAGGCATTGTTTTGTGGTTGGGTGTTGATAACTGTTGCTGAGTTTCCTTTGACGGAAAGTTATGCTGGAAGGACCTTTTTGGTTTTCTTCCGACTCTTCTGAAGAACGTGGAACGATGCTCCACGGGTGAGGGCACCGGCGTCGATCAACGCATCGGTGACTTCCTTTTCGAACGCATCCTTGGTCGTACCCTCGGGCGTCTGGGAGCGAATCGCCTCGGCGAGTTCCGTGATCTTCACCTTGCAGGCGAGGAGGAACTGATTCTGCGTCACGCCGAGAGGTTTGACGACTTCCCAGGCTGCGAGCGGGTTCTGGATCTCCCTCTTGGCTTGGCGTTCGATGAGGTCATAGCCCGGGATCTCAACGCCCGACTCCATCCGCATGTTGAACGCCATCGTCCGAACCTGCTTGATAAGGTCCTCAAGCACGGAGGCTGCGTTGAGGAGCTTCGCCATATCTCGCGGGTCGTTGATCACGTCCAACTTCAGGTCGGCGGGCAGCGGGAGCTGCTCGGCAGGGGTGACTGCCGAGGCGAGCGTGAGGGTTTTCTTGAGGAGCGGGGCACAGGTCGCCTTGTTCCCGCAGTAGAGACAGTTCGACTCGACGACGTTGTACTCCTTGCCGGCGAGCTGCTCCACACGTTGGACGATCGTGCTAACGCGGAGCATGAGCCCGGGGAGATCCGCACGGGTGAACGTGTGGTCCTCGATCAGGTTCAGCCGAGCGTGCAGGAACTGGAAGTTGACCTCCTGAAGGGTGGGCCACTTGAGGAACGCCCCGATCGTGTAGGCGATCGCCTGCGGGTTGTGCAGGGGGTTGTCGACGGGGTTCCAACCCATCTTGTAATCCCGAACCCGGGCCTCGGTCAGAGGGCCGCCCTTCGGGCCGAGAAAGATACGGTCTACCGTGCCTTCGCAGGATGGCTCGTGAGTCTTCAGGCGAACTTCCTTGAGGGAGAGCTCAGCCCAGGCCGCGTCTTCAGCCATGTGCTCGTCGCACAAAGCGGTGAGCTCCTTCTCGATCTCGTCGAGGTTGGATGTATCGCCCGAGTCCAGAGCCTCATGCATCGCCGTCCCCCGAAGGGTGACTGCGTGGACCTCACGTGTCTCATCGGACTCGTAGGATGCGCAGAGCTCCTTGTTCTTCAGCTTCGAGGGCGAGTTCCGCGAGTGAGCTCGCTGGGAGTGATCGACTGCCGCAGGAACGACCTCTGGTGTAACTGTAGGGGCGTCGCTCATGCTTTCGCCTTGGCCAACGCTTTCAGTTCCTCCGCCGTCGGATCCACCGAGAACGTTATCTCCCGTGGACTGTTCCCCGGGGTGTTCACTGTCATGTCCAGGATGTTGGTCTTCGTGTGTTCCCACAAGTATTGTGGGAGCTGGTCCAGAGCTGTTTTCAGCTCCTTGAGGGTCATTGGTTGGCGCATAGAAATCTGAGTCGTTGAGGGCAGTCAGGCAGTTCAGTTTGCTTTCGAGGGCACGTCGCATACGCCGCTCCACGGGGACCGCAGAGGCGTACATGACGAAGTTGAGGGCCTTGGAGAGCGCACCAGCTCGGTGGATACGCCCAAGGACTTGGAGAAATTCGACGGCTGAGTAGCCGGGACAGATGATGCTCGCACGTGGGCGGCCATTGAGGTCATGAAGCGAAAGTCCGGTCCCGCCTGCTTGCGCCATCACCAGCAGCACGGTTGTTTTGTTCTCTTGAAAAGAGTTGATAACTGTTGAGCGCGCTGTCGAGGTTTGTCCGCCTTGAATCACGCCTGCTTCCGGAAATCGCTCTTTGAGAGCGTTTAAGGTAGCAAGAAAATTGACGAACACGACGACCGACATCTCCTCCTCGTCGGCGAGCTCGTCGACTTTCTCCGCAATGCTCGGGACCTTCGCGAGCTCCACAATCTGGCGTGCTTCCACACCATAGTAGGAATCAAGGGCTTCCATCTCTTGCGAGACGTCGGCGTTGATGTTGAGAGGGATGACTTGGTTCTCAGGAAAGCCAACAATATCCTCCTTTCGGATACGTGTGAAGCGGGGTCCGATGTCGTTGCGGATCTTCTCCATCACCGCCTCTTTGTTCTTCGGCATCCAGATCATGCCGAACGCGCCTTGCTTCACGCCATGGGCTCGTGCCCACGTCCAGAAGTTGTGGAGGTTGTGCAGGCCCAGCATGAAGCCCAGGACGTAGCCCTTGAGTGGGTTCCCCATGAGCGTGGCGCTGAGCAGCATGGTCGGGATCTTCTGCCTCTTCGCAGCTACACCGAGAAGAGACTGCTGCGTGCCCATGCCCGACAATTTATGGGCCTCGTCGAAGATGAGGATTGAGTGAGTGGGGATCTCCCACTCGAACACCTTCTTCGCGATCGCCCAAGAGCCGAAGTCGGTCTTGCCCGTTCGTACCTGTTCGTAGTTCAGGGCCTCGATCTCGACCCCAATGCGCTCACCCCACGACAACCAGTCGGGGATGACGCTCTTGGGGCAGACCACCCTGACGCTCTTGTCCAGTCGCTTGGCGACGACCAACGCTTTGACCGTTTTGCCCGTCCCCGTGGATGAGGCATCGGCGACGACACCGTGGGCGACAAGCGCAGCCTGCATCGCGGCTGCGCTCTCCTCTTGCCAGTCGTAGAGTTTGATCATTCTTTAATCCGTAGTGGGCTTTGCAACCAGAGCTGAGCCGCATCGCTGCCGATGTTCGGGGAGACCTCACGCGAGTCCCTTAGCTCCAGCAAGAAGCTATCAACTCGCTCCAGCGCGGCCCGCAGTTTGGCCTCGCGGGCCTTGGCAGCGTCCATCTTCTCGACGTGGTCGGAGTACATGATGCGTGTGACCTTCGCCACTCGTTCGTTGGCCTTGGCGAGTTCCGCCTCCAGCCGCTCGATCTCGGCGGCGAGGGTGCGAGCCTCGTCACCGTCGAGCGCCATGTCGCACTGTACGCACGCAACTGCGTGCTGAACCTCATAGGATCGGCTCATGGCGTGCCTTTCGTGTCGGCGAGGGCGGCTTTGGCCATTCGCGGTGCGTTGTTGTGCATGTCCCCGCCTAGCCCCTCGTAGCCCATGAGCAGGAACCAAAGCGCCTCCCGCAACCGGGTGTTTTGCGCCTCCAGCTCGGCAATCCTCGGCAGCAACTCCAGATTGATCTGCGTCGTGAGCGAGAGCCGTTCCGCGCACACCGTTTGATAGTCGCGCTTCAACCGCGCAATCTCCTCGCTGGCGATTTGCGCCTCGGCCTCGTCGGTCTCGACCAGCTCGGCAAAGCGGGCCTCGGCGGCTTCGGCGCGTTTCGCGAGTGCGCCAACCGTTCCCGGTAGAACGTCCCACTCCAAGTCCCGCGAGCCCTTCTGGAAGTGCGGTTCAAGGCGGGCGACGATGGTGCGATAAAGGCCATTGCCTACGTCGGTCATTTGTTGTCCGTGATGCTTATAGAACTCAATCTCCGTCTCTGCGGCGTCGATGTAGTCCCTGAGAATGTTCCTTGGGTGCGTGCCATCGGGCAAGAGCTGGATGGACTGCATTAGGTTGAGCGCGTGGAGCGCTTGAACTTCAGGCGTCCTCATGGCTCCCTCCCTTCGAGTCTGTCAGCGAACCGACCGAGCGTCTTGGCTGTGCGTAGGCGGAACTCTGCAAGTTCATACACCGACCCATGGGCGAGCTTGGTATATTCGTCAGCCTCCTCCCGCATCTCCGCGCAAACGGCGCGGATGTGGTCGCGGAGGATTGCGACATCCATGCGCCCGTCGTCTAAGCACGCGTCCCGCTCGTCAGACGTGAGGGGCTCAGCGCGACCATCCTTTAGTGCCGCTCGCACGGCGGCGGGGGTGGGCGGGTTCATTGTCCACGGGTTTTTCTGAACGTTTCGAGAGCCTGCTCCGCGAAGTCCGCTACGAGGCGGAGCCCGAGGATGACGCTGCGAGTGCGACGCTCTACCTCATCGCCGGTGCTTCGGTCAGCCTTGCGACAGGTGGAGCTCAGGCAGGGCGTGTCGGGGCAGGGCAGTGCTTTCGGTTTCTTGGTCTTGGTCGATTTGGTTTTGGTTTTCATTGATTAGAAATTGCCCTTCTCGCGCTCAGCGCAGATCGGGCAGGTTGGTCCTGCGATGATGAGGTCGGTCAACGCGTCGAGGGTCGGCGCATAGATCATGAGTGGGTGGCTCCCGCACTCGACCATCGCCCAGAACTGGTTGGTGCCGCTGGCGGCGGTCTCGCCGAACTCTACTGCTGATTTGAGGGCCTCGTAGCGTTGGGCGGCCTTGAGTATCTCGGTAACTGTGGGGGAACTCATGGCGTCTTCGGCGGAAGTTTGCGCCCGAAGAGGGCCAAGCGAGTGGCTGCCTTCTCGGCGGCCCGCTGTACTCTCGCGAACTCCTGATCGGTCAACCCATCAGGCGTGGTGTTCGACATGAGCGTGTGGGCTCGGGCGGTGAAGGTCTTGGCCTTGCGAGTGAAGTTCTCGTACCACGTATGGTTCCGTTTCTTCGGGATGATCTTGAAGAACTGCTGACCAGTCCCTTGGCCCGATAGGTAGAATCCGTAGCCCTCCAGAGCCTTGCGGATGATAGTGAGCCCGAGGTTATAGTCCCGGGTGTTGAACGTGGCTTGGAGACGCTCCTCGAAGAAACCGATCGGATAGGTGGTTTCGTAGCCGAAACCCATCGCACGCATCTCCTCGAAGCAGAGCTCCGCGAGTTTTGCATAGCCGAGTTTTTGTTCCTCTAGTTGGATTTGTGCGTTCATTGTGGTGTGATTTTGAGGTGGTTGCGCGTTAACCAGTCGCGCCCCTGTCGTTAGCCGTGCCGGGCCATCGCCACGCCTGGCCGGGCCTAGCCCTGCCGAGCCAAGGAAATTGGTTCGGTGTTTCCGCACACCGAGAAGCGATGAGAGCCGTGCCATACCTAGTCGGGCCGTGCCTCGCCATGCCATACCACGACAAGCCGGGGAAATTGGTGACCCGTATCGTGGGTCGAACGAGTGAGGCCGTGCCCCGCCTTGGCTTGCCGCGCCGACGCGATGCCACGCCCGGGGAAATTGGTGACCCGTAACGTGGGTCGAACGAAGTAGCCTCACCATGGCTTGCCGCGCCGAGCCGTGCCGAGCCTCGACATGCCGGGAAATTGGTGACCCGTATCGTGGGTCTGACGAAGGAGCCTCGCCTTGCCATGCCTGGCCGAGCCCCGCCATACCCAGGAAATTGGTGACCCGTACCGTGGGTCGAACGTGAGTAGCCATTGCCGGGGCCAGCCTAACCGCGCCGGGCCGCGCCAGGCCGCGCCCTACCCGGGAAATTGGTTCGGTGTTACCGCACATCGAGAAGCGAAGGAGCCGTACCATACCGCGCCCAGCCGTACCTTGCCCCGCCCGGCCAAGCCGTGCCAGGGAAATTGGTGATCCGTATCGTGGATCAAACGAAGGTAGCCCCGCCCAGCCTCGCCGTGCCCCGCCAAACCGTGCCTGGCAATGCCGCGAAAATTGGTTGCTCCTCGTACCCATGTTGAATGGCCCTATTTTGTCCAGCGAGATCTGGCGGAATCAAACAAGGCGACCAACGAGCTTCACGAGCTCAGCCTCAGTGCCGTGATTGCTCAACCAGTAGTTGATCAAGTCCGTCTTGATGCCCGCCTCGCTGGCGTGGTCCATCTGCTTGATCCCGGGGCGGGTTATACATACGACGACCCCACCCAGGTCCCGAATCATCTGCGCCTCGTCATTGAAGCGGCAGTCGTCGATGACGACGTTCAGGTGCGGGAGCAGTTGCACCAAGCGGCGTCGCGTCGCATCGACCCAGATACTTTGGCCGATCATCTGCCGGCCCCATTCGGTGCCCAAACGTTGCAGAGCATACCGAGGCGTGCGACCGCACAGGTGCGGGTGACCCGTGTTCTTGAACTCAGACGTGGCCCCATCGAGGTCGATGTCGAGGACCTTCATCATGGCCCGCAGAGGATCAGCGAAGGAGTACCGTCGGTAGTTGCGGTCTTCGAGGGCCTTGGCAGCCGTAGTCTTACCGGAGCCGGCGAGGCCCGTGAATGCGATGAGTTTCATTGGGTGATGGCGAGAAATTTGGCCAGGAACGCTGATTTCGCGTTGTCTGGGGAGAGCGGATGAATCCTGTGGTCGAGAGGTACGCCCTTTTCCGTCCAAGGCTTGGGCGGCATACCCATGAGATCACGGGCCTCAGTCATGAGGACCCGATTGTCCGCCTCTTTGATGGCGGGGTGGTCGAACATGATGGATCTACCGAATCGGTAAAACCGCGCTGCGATCACTGAGGCCAGACGCTCCTCAACCTCCCGGTACTGCGGGATGCCTTGCTTCACGGGCCGGGGCAGATCGACGAGGTATGCCTCCGTCGCATCGTGCAACAGGCCCGTCAAGGCGAGGTGATTGGGGAGCAGGTTCGCCACGAGGACCGAGTGCTGCGCGACACTGTAGAAGTGCTGGCAGTGGCCGCCGAACCGGCACTGCAACGAAAGGGAGTGAGCGATGTCCTCAATGCGGATGTCCTCGGCCCTTGGCTTGAAGGGGTAGAATGCAACCCCGGTGTAGGTCTGCATCCAGAGATGCGATAAGTCGATTGGTTGGTCTGTATCCATGTCAGTGGCGGGTGGGCACGTTGCTGTTGGCTTTCTTGGACTTCCCGAACGTGAGGATCGCGGTGAACGACCCGGTCTTCCATACCTCCGCCGAAGCATGACGGACCTCCTTGGTCCGGTTCATACCGAAGCGCACCAGAAAGGCCGCTTCAGCCATGTTCGTAGCTTCGAGTTCGAAACTGAAGCACCCGTCATGCTCGGCGAAGGTGATGTTCATGACTCAGAAGAGCGACTTGGCGACCTTCACCGCCGCATCGAGCGAATGCAGAGATCCGAGAGTCACCAGTTGTTCAGTGCCGTCGGTGCCATTGGGGCGGGCCGATGCGATGACCCGTTCAGCGGCACTCACCAACAGACCGAGTTCAAGGGCGAGACGGTTGCCGTCGTAGCGACTCTCACCAACGACGTGCCCTTGAGGGGCCTCAGCCTTGGGAGCAGGCGTCGGGGCGGGTTTCGGTGCTGGGGTTGGTGCGGGCTTCGCCACTGGGGCGGGAGCCTTATTGACTGCTGGCGCGGGAGCCGGTTTTGGTGCGGGCGTATTGGTGGGTTCGTTACTCATGGGAAGGTGTGTTGGTGGGCGGGACGCGTGGCTTGAGCTGCTCGTCGATGAGCTGCTCCATCGCATCGCTGTGCTCCAGCAACCGCTCCAAGGCGCTGGCGAGGACGATGCGTTGTTTGCCGCTCGTGCCGGCGGGCCTTGAAGAGGCAAGGACCGCGTGAGAGGCCAGGAGCAGCGAAGAGGAGCGGAGGATCATGTTACTCCACTTAGCCAATTGGATCTGGTCCGGAGTGAGCACCGGGGCGGGTTCACAGGGGTCGGCTTCATCCTCTTCAGGGAGGGCGAGCTCAGGGATGGGCGAGGTAGCCTCGATGGGCTCGGCTACGAGCATGGAATCAGTCAACGGGTTGGGAGGATTTTGGGTCGGATGCATGGTGTTATCGGGCGTGAGTGCCTTCGACGCCGCGCTCTCTGCGGTCGTCGGATCGGTCTTTTAGTAGGTCCAAAGCCGATTCGAGGTGCATTATGGCGAGACGGTTTTCGTAGCAGGGAAAGGGGCCGGCTTGGAACTGCTCAAGACGGTCAATCAGGACTGCGAGCACGGACTCGGTCGTGACCCCGTTGAGCGACTGCAACCCAGTGAAGGGCTGGCTCTGGAATACGATCGTTGATCCGACCAAGCGTGGGGTCGTCGGAGTGACCGAATCAGCCCAAGCAAGGACGCTGTAGAGGTTCTCGTACTCGCTATTGTCCGGGTAGCGAGTGGCCTTGATCTCGAAGAGTTTGTTCAGCTCATCGACGTGGTGGGTGGTGATGATGCGAGACATGAGTTAGCGAAGTTTGTGGTAGTGGTGAGCGATCAGGAGCCCATCAGCGTCGCCGTGCTTGGAGATATGGGCTTTGAACTGCGGATAGAGTTGAATGCCCCGGAGCATGGAGGCTTTCTTGAGCTCGGCTGAGCCCTTGACCTTGCCGAGGAGGGCCTTCTGCCACTCACCCGAGTCCACGACCTCGTAGCCGATGTCCAATTGCTCCAAGGCGATGATCGTGGCCTCGAAGAAGCGGTGGGCTGAGACAACGGCCTTGTAGAACTTGCCCGTGAAGGGCCGCTCAACGAAGGCCCTGACGACGAGGCGGGAGGTGTTGCCCATCGCCAACTCAAGGCGTTCGACGAACTCAGCCCCATCGAGCCGATTGCTTGTGCCACCCTCCTTGCCGTAATGGAGGAAGGGCCGAGTCGGGGTCTCGAAGAACAGGGGCAGGGTATCTCCAAGAACTCCCACAGTGCCCGAGGAGCCGTTGTCGATGCCGATCGTGATCATGCGGCTTTGGTGCGGGCCTTGATCAGGGCCTTGAGTTCACGCATCAGCCATGAGCTGAAACTGTGATGAAAACCATCCTCAGCGGCCAATCTGCGGGCGTCGTTGAGGACAGGGACCTCGAAGTTAATCGAGGTGGTGGTATGAGTGACCCCGGGGATCGGCTCGGTGCGTCTGCGTTTAGTTTTAGTGGTAGCCATCGTTTGTTGTGGATTCGTGGGGACTGTGGATAACTGTTGATCGGTGTCAAGCCCTGCTGAATTGGTTTTTCGCGAGTGCGAGTCAAATCGTCTAGGGATTTCTCCGATTGACCGGGTTGCGCCGTTACAAACTGCGATTAATAGTTATTGTTGACGGTTGCTATAAGTTGTTTCTCGTTGTGGTCACCAAGAGATTCAGGATTACTTATAAACGAAAGGCTAACGCCAATGTCATGGAACGGAAAAACGATCACTACGACCACCGCGTCGGTCAGCTTTGACCGCGACGTGTTTGATTTAGCAGAAGAGCGGCGGATGGAGCTGGGCATGAGCCGCAGTCGGTTTATCAGTTCAGCCGTTGAAGCGAAGCTGGGGCTGCGCCCACACCCGGAGCTTCACGTGATCGCAGGCAAGACGCCCAAAGGCTGGCTGGAGCGGGCAGTACGCACCACGCAGAAGCGTCGGAGCGTGACTCAGAGCATCAGCTTCGACGAGGAGCTGTTCCACGCCATGGAGAAGAGGCGCGAGGAACTGCGCATGTCTCGTGCGCAGTTCGTGGGGGCAGTGCTGGAGTCGTTGCTTGGGATTCTGGAGCACCCGGAGCTCAACCTGGCCCCGCAGAGGCCGACGAGGCGGATGGCTTAGTGCGTCGAGCACAGGAGATGGGCAAACGATCAGGGGCCTTGAACGCCTTACGTTGCACCCGGGCCTTGTGCTTCTGCCAGCCTGGGGAGCGTGCAATCAGCTCGGCCTTCGAGAGCTCCTTGGCTTGAACGAGCCAATCCTCGATCTTCACGTAACGGTCGATGAGCCAGTTGCGCAGCTTGTGACCTTTGGGGCTGAGGATCAACTTGCACTTGAACCACTGCTTGGGGTCGCAAGGCTCCCAATCCAAGGCTTCCTCAAGCGTGGAGGCATTGAGCTCAAGCCCGTGTAGTCGCTTGATGGCCTCGGCTTGGGACACGACGAGTATCTCCTTCTCAAGGTATTTGCGGGTGAGAGCCAAGAACTGAGCTCGATTCTCTGCCTTGCGTTTGGCGGGCCGATGCAGCTTGCGGAACATGTAACCTGGCGAGAACGGGTACATCGTACAGATGGACAGCAGTTCGAGGCGGAACTTTAACTCTTTGCGTTTAGCCTCTACTTGGGCGACTGTCAATTTACGAAAGCCTTGCAATATCTGGGCGCGTTCGGAAGTCATTTTGAAAAGTGTTTGGCGAGGTTGATGCCTTACGTGAGTTTATCAACGAGTTATGTGCGAATGACATCGTGTTCAGTTTACAAATAGCTCCGATTTCAGATAAGTGGTGGCGTACTGGGCTTAGGCAATCAATGACTTATGTGTGATCGACTTCAATTTCAGCGCGATCGACAACCCGCCGGGATAGCGGATAGGGGGGGTACTTTCCTATTTGTGCAAACTTTTGAAAATAATATATAGGGGTGGGTGGTCCGGGGAGCCCGGGAGGTTGTCGGTCGCGCTGAAATTGAAGTCGCTGCATGATAAGTCGTTGATTGCCTAAGCCTGGCTGGCCATCGAGTATCCGAAATGGACTTGAACACCTATAAAATCGAGCCCACCGTGGGTAGGGAGTCTCCTTGCAATAGGTCTCCAGCTCGCACGTTCCCCAG